ATGGGTGCCTACGCTCCGCACCAAATCAAATATTCCAAGTTTTCCACATTCGGACACTTTGGTTTGAATCTGTTAGTTCCCTGCTCAATAAAACGTGCCATACGCCGCACAGAGGATAAAGCCATGATCGCAAAAGCTATTAGACAAGTTTGCTTTATGCCACCCGGCAGCGGGTATCCAACCCCGCGGTTGATGGCGATTCTTTTCGTCGCCTTGACCACGGCAGGCACTACCGCGCAGGTAGTAACGCCCTCACCAACTTCTTCGAACATCGTCGGCGGCACACCGACAGTTGCCCCTAAGCCAGTTCCTACGCCATCAGGGGTAAACACTGACCAACATGCGAGTCGTTTTGTGGGTACTTGGGATCTCGTTTTGATTAGAGATGGTTCAAAGGCGTTATGGCCTATAACTCTTAAAGTAGACGGCACGTTCGCGACGGACGCTTTTGGGACTAAAGAAATGTATGAACAGGTCGAGAGGACCCTCGGACCGACCCATGCTATGAAAATTCGATGGGAAAATCGATGGAGGACCAGCGGCGAAGGTGGTCTCATACTGACACACATGACGGATTCAAGAGACAAAACAGGATCTATAGTTGAGACGACTGAACTTGAGTTCCATGAGGAGGGGCCGGCTGGACCGTTCGCGACAACACTCATTGCAGAAAAAGAAAAACATAAAATGGAAATCAAAACTGATCGTTCTTCGACTAACGAATTTGTATTTACCGGCAAGTATACGCTGACGAGGAAGACAAATCATGGTGCAGATGCGCGCGAGGTTGCGGGGACGGAATTGACTCCATCGCCTACGAGTACTCCAACACCTCAGCCGACTAATACTCCTGCCGGACGAGAGGCAATGAGAGATGCTCTACGTCGTGATCCCGCTTACGCAAACATGACCGAGCAGCAGCTAAACGCTTTACTCGATAAAATTGATCATGCTGATCTCGCAAGATGGAGTCTGTCTGATGCCATCAGGGCTGAAAGGGAGTATTGGGAAAGTCTGGGAATGGAAACTTTTCCCGATTCAGTGATACGGCCGACAACCCCCAAGCCTACTCCTACTCCGTCCGCTGAGCTCAAATATCCCTACGACTGGATAAGTCACGTCCGGAAAGAAGCTGACTTAAGCAGAATGATTGAGCAATTTAGCGATAAACTTCGAGATGGTCTTGACGCGGACAGGGAAATTCGCGAACAGCGAGATACGCTTCGGCGGCAGTTAGAGGCTCTCCAACGCGTTCGCAACGAAGCGATGCGAAACCCAACTCGCTATGTGCCACGCGTTCCGCCGCGGCGTTAAGCCAAGAGTGGTAAATCGCAAACGCTAGCATCGAGAACTAGGTGTGGATATTCTCGGACCTCCGCTCGATTCGCTTGACCAAACTCGCCGAAGGGGGCATTTCCATTAATGACTTTTAACGCTAGCTTGGTCGTGCGCGAAGGGTGGCCCCGAAGTACTCCATGCAGGTCCGAAGCGCGAGCTATGCCACTGGCGATGTCAAGAGCATCGACCATGTACTCGTATGCGACTTAATTGAAGTCGTTTCCATTTCTCTCGGCATCCTTCTCGTACTTGGCCAAGTAGTCATTGGCCATGCTCAGCAGGTGCTCTGGTCCACCGAGAGTTAGTGCTCGCTTGAAATTCTCTTTAGCCCCAGTCAGATCTCCAAGATGGTGCACGCATTGACCGAGACTGACCAACACACCAATGTCATCCGGAGTAAGCTCCAAGCATCGCCGAAGTTCGACTTGTGCGTCAGCAAACCGCCTTTGATTGGTAAGGCATATCCCGAGGTTCTTTAGCGCCCAACTGTTCTTCGGCTCGATCGCTATCGATTTACGAAACCACTCTTCTGCCAGGTTGGGGTTCCCGTGGACTAGTTCTGCATACCCCAGACTCGACATAGCCAGGAAATGGTCAGGGTCACACTCCAATGTAACTTCGAGTACCGAGACAGCATCGTCGTGACGATCCAGAAGGCTATAGGCCGAGCCTAAAAGGAACATACCATCGACGAAATCTGCTTTGGGTATGGTCTCGATGCGAAGCATCGTCCAAAGCATGGATGCAGCACTCTTGACTTCCCCCTTGTTGAGCAAATCTCTGGCCTGCTCAAGGACATTCTCGGTGTCGATCTTCTGTTGCCAGGACACAGACATCTCCAAGTCCGCTACAAGTTTGGTTTGGGCGATTGCGCCCATTTTCTCGAACTGCTCGATCAGAAAGTCACTAGCCAGATCCAAAACCTCTTCGTCTGAGAGATCATCGGTGCTATCGAGCAGTTTCCAGTCCAGTTCTCGCAGATCAACGGTAAGCGACTCGCTGGACATTTGGTGGCTTTCGATGAAGTGTTGGCTAGTCGCTGTGATGATTATCGAATAGTAGTGTCGGAGTTTTCCCCCATCAAGTATGTAGGTCTGACAAGCCTTCAATCCGTACGAAAAATTCGCATGAGCTAGAGCTCGGCATACTTGTTGAAAACCGGTCTAGTCGCGATTCGCTCATCCGCTTGGTTTGGCTCATTCCGACCGCGATAAGCCGGATTTTATGTCCGGATACTCATTGCCTGTCGGTAGATGAAGTCATTATCGATTCTTAGGAAAATGCTGAAACAGCGTTGGAATAAATCTCTTGTGTAATTGGCTATAGATGAGAGAATTGCACGCTTTTGCAAGATCCCCATTCTGGAACTAAATCCTCATGGACGATGAAGAGCTAAAGATCGTTGCCGACGCCATCCATGCGTTCGATCCGACTGGAGAGCGAATTGGAATGGTGATTCGACAGACGCTTGACCAGCTTTATGACGGGCAGCATACAGGCCGTTATCGCTGGGATCAATTGCATAAAACTGAAAAGACTCACTGTGGAACACTCATCGAGATCAATCTTCATCGAGAATTTCAATTCGATGACGGAGAGACGATGGATTATAGGATTGGCGGCGTCGATGTGGATTGCAAGTACTCCCAAACAATGGGCGGATGGATGATTCCCAACGAAGCCATGGGGCATCTATGTCTTGTAATTTGGGCGGAAGATCAGCAGTCGATTTGGAGCATAGGTGTTGTTCGAATCTCGGATGATATTCTCACACGGGGTGGTAATCGGGATAGCAAGAGAACAATCACTGCCGCCGGTCGCGAAAGCATTCGTTGGATATTTAGAGATGCACAGTTACCACCAAATATATTGCTTCAACTACCCAGAAGCGTGGTAGAAAAACTTATGTTACTTCCAAGTGGTCAACAGCGTATAGATCAGATTTTTCGTATCGCCCAATGCCAGCGAATCGGAAGAGGCGTTATCGCAACGCTAGGTCAACAAGAAGACTACATGAAGCGAGTAAGAGGCAACGGAGGGTCGAGATCTCGATTAAAGTCCGAAGGTATAATCATCCTCGGGCACTACGAAGAACATAAAAGCATCGCAAAGGGACTCGGAGTACCGATTCCTAATCGCGGAGAGTCTGTGAGCGTTAGAATCGCTCCTGCAACAAAACCTGGGGACGGCGTCGTACGACTGGGGGCTGGCTACTGGCGGGTAGCGAATGCGAGCGATCCCATAGTTCCAGCGCCTGATTGCCCACACACTAGGTGAGCTCAAATTTGCGAGTAACGTTCTTCAGTCGCTGCTTCGCGAGTTCGTTGTAATCAGGGTTGAGTTCAACGAGAAAAGCTTGGCGACCTTCTTCTTTGGCTACCGCGCCGGTGGTTCCTGAACCGCCAAAGGGATCCAACACGATGTCATTGGTCCGAGTTCCTAGAAGTATGCAACGTCTAGCCAGTTCGCGTGGAAAAGTAGCGGGATGTCCTTTACCTGAAATGTCAGGTCCGAGTATCCAATAGTTCCTTAGGTTTGCGCCGCTCTCCTCGCGAATTGCCTGGTGATCATAGTAGTACGCAGGTTGCTTTGCAAAGAGAAAAAGTTCTTCCGTAGCACTCGTTGGTCGATTGCGGACGCTCTCAGGCATTGCAGTCTTTTTTATCCAGACTATGCGTGATCTTAATATCCATCCGTCAGCCTGCAATGCGAACGCCACCCGCCAAGGCATACCCATCAAATCACGATCCTTGAGGCCCCATACGTCGGGAACCTTGCAATTTCGTTTTTGAATTAGCTTCTTAGTATTACCAACCTTTGCATTGGGCCCGCAATTACCATCGCCACCGTTTCTTGCGTATCCATCTCCAACGTTGAGCCAAAGTGTTCCGTCATCCTTCAGTACGCGTCGCACCTGACGAAATGTCTCGACAAGATTTTCTACATAGATTTCCGGCGATGGTTCAGAACCTATTTGGTCTTCATGGTCGTAGTCCCTTAATCCCCAGTAGGGCGGAGATGTTATGCAACTCTGAACCACGCCCGTGTCGATTGAGTTTAGAACTTTTCGACTGTCGCCAGTGAGTATCGTAACCGCTCCAATCGTTTGCTTCTTCGCCATACCCAGCTCCTCGTGACGATTTCGTTTCGACCGCCCGCGATTTTACCACTTTCGGTGGGAATGAGCCACCGCAAACGGGTTTCAGCAAATTCAGTTGATTTCACGCCGCTTCTTGTCCTGTGTTTCCGAGTAAGCACCCGACGCATCCTATACCAGATGATTTGTCGGTTGATACAAAAAGCTCTGCGGACTATCAAAACCATCAATTGTTCATGCAGTTCTTCCAAACTCCTGCTAACCTATGCGCCGCCTCTACGGCCCGTACTTGGGCAACCCTTCCTGCGTTCTTCAGGTAGGACTCAGAGAGTTCTATTGTCTCTGGCTTCTCAGCGATCCCGCGCGATACGATGCTCAGCGAATCCAAGACTTCCGGAGCGTAGACGTTCTCAATCGCTGCTTTTCGACTCTCGCCAAGCCAGACCAGCGGATCCAAACCGCCCGGGATCGACACCGAGATCTTACCGATCTCGGTCAGTTGCGGGCTCGATGTGATCTCGGCAAATCGACGCCGGTTTGTTCGTTGTGCGAATTCGTCTCCAAGGAGCTGATCCCAAAGGGCGTGCATGTTCTGGCGCTGTTTGGTCGGGATACTGTTGGCCCCCCGGTCTCCGTCTTTTTTCACAAAAACTTTTTCCATGTAAAGACTTCCGGCGTGGCACGGTTGGTGCGCATCAGCGACAAGGTGCCCAATCCAGCAAAGTGCGATCGCTCGGTCTCCGGGAGGTTGGGATTTGTCGGAGAGCACTTTGCGGCAGAGTTCAACCGCCTGGGAGAGGTATAGATCCTGGGTCTCCAAGGTCGCATCCAAGGGTAGCGATCCGGGTCTCTCGGGAACTGCGATCCCGTCCGACTTGCCTAACACGATCGTCGGCCCGAGCTCGTAGTGCCAAGTCGATCGGTGGTATTTGGGTTGCTTGCGTGCTACGTCTGGCCAATAGCCAGCACGCCCAACGAGCCAGCGCGTTCGCTCCTCGTCATTTGCAAGCTTGTCCGGTGGGACGAAATCCTCTGCGAACCTTGGGTGCTGCTTGAGCACATCCAAAAGTTCGATTCGCTCCTGATCGGTCAGTAAGTTGAAAGCGATGGCTGCAATCAAATGGTGACCACCCTCAGACCACGCGTGGGCGGTTTGGGGTGGGAACACCAGAAAAAACACCAAAAACAATCGCAGTAGCTTGTTCATTCCTGTATTCTAGGAAACTTGTGTCTAGCGAACAAGCAAGTATCGCACTTTTACCTGATGGCAAAACCAACGGAACTTGCTAATTTTTAAGGTTTATAAGGCGAATTCCAAAAGCCCCAATTTCCTAGGACGCAAACAGATCCACCAGAAAACGCCATGGTCAAATTCACACGCTCAAACTATCGCGATCGATCTATGGTTGGTACAAAAACGACTAGAGTCGCATCAAAGAATGGAAAAGACTTCATTCTTCCACGGTGGACTAAATCGATTCGATTTCTTTTGATTGGGGTTGCAGTCTCCATTATTCAGGGGTGTGGTTCTGGTGACGTTTCATCAACCAATGGATCTCAACCACCGGCAAATCCATACGCGCCGAAAACAAACGCCAAGAAAACGAAAGCTCCCGAGATGACTTATCGGTCGTCGAACGCAGGAGGTAAGTCAGCTCTTGAAATTGAAGCGGAAGTGACTTTTCGACGACGGAAATCAGAGTACGAAAGATCTCTTCCAGAGTGGAATAAGAAAGCTCCACAGTTAAAACAAATGCAAGCGGAAATCGAGCGACTCTCAAAGCAGATAGAATCGCAGGCACCAGAAACGACGGCAGAAATCACCTTAGAGCGAAATAGGCGAGAAATCGAATACATCACTCTCTTGTCGTCTAAACCTGTTGTGCCTTCATTGGGAAAAATATTAGAAGAATTGAAAGACCGAGAGTTGAGGCTCAGAGGAGAGCCTGTTTCGTGGGAGCAAATGAGAAAAGAAGTGGTTGAAGGTAGAAAAAAACCACCAATAAAAAACAATACTAATAACAAACCTAAATTCAAAACGTTAATTGGGTGTGCGCTTTACCTGCAGGAATACGAACCAGTCTTGTTTGAAAAAGCTTTGGATGCACGCAATCGATGGCAGGACGCGGCGTTTGCTGGAGATCTTTCGACACTAAAGTCTACTTATCAGGAGTTATGTTTTCTCCTGGAAGACACCTACCTGTTGTTTTATTGGGATGTAGACGACATTATGCGAGACGAACGCAAAATTCAAAAACTCTTGCAGGAATCTAAAGAGTATCGTGATCATCAGCGACGAAGAGGAACGTGAGTGTTACATGCGATCGTTCGACGATCGAGATTCCCTCCTGTGAAACTACGAAATCCGATGCGCCACAAACATCCCCACCGCATGCGGCAGATTCGGGTCGATGTTGTACGCATGGGTTTGGCCAAGGCAGCTGCCCAACAAAACATTGTCCTTGCGGCTGTGCCACTCGCCACGGATCCAGCCTATGCGGTCCATTAGACCTAAAGCCGATAGCTCGGAGACGATCAAGTACTCGGCCCCTTCGCAATCGAGCTTGATCAAGTCGACCTCGTCGATCCCGAAGTCCGTTACTTGCGTCCAGAACTGCTCGACGGTCAGAGATGGAACTTCGATGCCGAAATCTCGGTACCGTGGCTCTAGCGATTCCCAAACGTCAGGAACATAGTCGGCAACCCGAGAGTTCGAGACCGGGAACGATAGTAAGCACTTTCCAGGCTTGGACGAAATCGCTGCGTTGATCCGCAGCAACTGCGAGTCTGGAATGTGACTGGTGTTCTTTGTCATCAGCTCGAAGCTCTGCGGATGAGGTTCGACTGCGACGATCTTGGCGTTGGGCCAATAGTGGTGGGCCATCACGGTAAAGCTCCCCACGTGCGAGCCAACATCGACAATCGTGCGGACGTTGTGGGAACGCAAATCGTTGATGCGGTACTCGTCATGGAACACCGCGTTGGCAAACTGCACACTCTCGGGTTCGATGTGGAAGTCCTGCCCATAGATTTTGTAGCAAACGGAGTTGGTCATCATGCAATCCTTTCGTGGACTAAGCAGTCGCAAGGGATGAAGTGAACTGGCGAGCAAATTCGAGCCGTTTCTCTGGCGTGCAGTTGGCCAAGTGGATCACCTTGGCCGTCGGCACCAACTCTCGGAACTTGGGCATCCAGTACTGGGTGTTGAATTCGGTCGGCAGTTGGAAGAATGGAAGCCCGCGAGCGTTGTTCTGGATCCAGAATTGCTCGGAGCAGTGGGTTGGAAAGAATGGATGCATCGGTGGTTTCCAAATCGACGCGTGCTTGCGATCGCACATCACGATCCCGCTATTGAGAACCACCTTGCTGTCGTCCATCGGGAGTTGCTGCGATTCGAGGATATTGCGACGCTCCTCAAATACCCACTCAAAGCTTGGCAATAGACTCCAATCATCGTGCATCGACACGTGGCCCGTAGGAACGACATCGAATAGATCCGGCGTCTCTTCGGTCAAGAACACATCGGCATCGACGTAGAGGGTGCGTTCGTAGGACTGAGCGAACGGCTGCACCCGGAACTTTTCGAGTCCCCACCAGTTCTGCGATGGCTTGGTGATCGCCACGAAATCAGCACCGATCCGTTTGGCGTAGGCTTCCATCAGTGGGCCAGTGTACCGGAGCAGTTCGCGGAACGATTCTCCGGTAGCCACCGTGATTAGCAGTCGCGACTGGGTCGGATCGATCGCATCGACCGTTGGTTTCCACTCCACTTCGGGAATGACTTCGATTGGCATCCGCTCGTATTCCAGCCACGATCCACGCCAGATCCCTTCGTAGTCGCGACGCAGGTGGCACGTTGGTCGATCGAGTCGGGCAAGTGTCAGCACAGGCTGGCCATCGACGTGGTTGACGTGCCAGAGGCGTTCGCACTCGGCAGCACCTTCGATGACTTCGCGGTTGGGCCCGAGCTTGATCACGCGCTGGTCGTAACCCACCCGTCGGTAAAGTACGCGAGTGTTAATGAGCTGTTCGATCGTTTCGGTTTCCATGGTTGTCGGTGCCTCGTTCTTCCAAAGGTTGCCACTCCATTTGCTGGCCAGATCGCGGACGAGCTGGAAGCAGAGTTCTTCATTGGCCAGCGAGTCCACGAACCGGTTTCCTCCGAATCGCCACTTGTCCTGACATCGATGCTGGAAGACGATCTGACCTCGGAAGTCGAACTGCACGATCGTGTGGACATTCCAACCAGGACCGGCGCTGGGCATCGCGTAATCGTAACCGAGTCGTCGCCAACCCAGGTGAAAGCACTCTTTGTCGCCATACACATGCTGGAACGTGAAGTCCGAATGCTCCGCGTAGAACAAAGACAATCGCAACTCGCGATCGCACCGTCGCTTGTCGATGAGGTACTGCCCGGACTCAAAGGCTCGTTCGTGCTCAGACACTTCGGGTTCGGCCATGTCCATCATCCCGAAGACTTTCCAGACGCCAGGCTTCAACGTCCAGCACGCGTAGTCTGGCCAGAAAATCGCGCCGTGGCGTTTGTACTCCTCACAGTCGAACAAGTACGTTGGATCGCACACGACCCCATTGTCGGCGTCCAGGAATAGCACCTGGGCAAACGGTGAGTGGAGCGTCGCGTAGAGTTTCAGCTCCCAGCCACATAGGATTCGGCATGGGTGCTGTTTCTCGATGTCCCTGGCATCGATGCACTCGACGCCCAGTGGCTCAAGCAATCGTTTCATGTAGGGATCCATCTCGGAGTCACCCAAATACCAAAGCTGGATCGGTAGCGTGCAGCCGAAGTGCCGAAGCAGATTCACGTTGACCCAAACGCTCGGGAAATACTTGAGTCCTCCCCCGGCGATGACGATCCCACGCTCCTGAGCATAGGTCACTCGGCTGGGCATCAGATTATCGACATACTGGTCCACCAATCGCCGATGGGCTTCGATCGTGTTGTCCCAGGTGCCCCAGGCGTTGGGCCAAGGTCCGGGTGGGCACTGCTTGATCAACTCAAGCATCGCTTCGGGAGTCAGGTCGGGGGTAGCTTGATTGCAATTAGCCATTGAATTTCTCCTTGGATTCGGCGATGTAGGATGCGCGGAGGATGTACAGTCCGATAATGGTCAGAACAAACGGAATGAATCGAATCATTGGCACATGGAGGATCCAATGCTTGAGGATCTCAGCAGATAGCTCGTCGCCATCTCGAGTGCAGAGCCGAGGTCCCAGCTCATTCATGCGCCTTTTGGTGGAATGACACCCACAGGTAAAGCCAGTTGGAATGATCCAAGCTAGGCAAAACCAACTGAGGAACTTGCGAGTCTTTGCGATGAGGGTTTCCAGTTCCGTCCCCACACCTTGCGTAGGAGGCTTGACGCACTCGAGTAGATCCTGGGGAATCGGTATCTGCACGATGGAGAGATACTCGATCGCCTTTGAGCAGGTAACTGAATTCTTGGTGCGTGGCCGAGTCTGCTGCACACATGCTGCGCACGCATCGCTTGCGATAGGAACAGGTGCCTTGGCAAGATCGCTTGAGATCTTGCAGTATCCATATTCGTTGTACTGACAATCGGTCGGATCGTTCATCATGAAAATATCTCCTGACAACCGGTGTATCTGACTTCTCCGATAAATGTTCCTGGCGTGCCTGGTGCCAACCCCGCACAAAAGCAGGTCGCTTCGAATGGTCCGTTTTGCTCTCTGCAAGGATCTGGCACACTCACAGGATTCCAGCCAAGGCCGTTCCAGACGTAGTAACAAGGACAACAGCAATTGCCGCTCGAGCCTGAGCCGCTTGATCCCGACCCACTCGATCCGGACGATTGACCAGAGCTACCGGAACTGCCTGAACTCCCGGAGCTACCAGATCCGCTTGAACCAATGCCGCTTGAGCTAGCGCCACTGCCTGAGCCTCCCGAAGGCTTTATTCCAGAGCCGGAACCAGAACCGGATCCAGATACCGAACCACTAGAGCTTTGCCCTGAAGAACCAGAACCCGAAGGCTTGCTGCCGCTTTGCGAACCGGACTGTGCACCTGAACCGCTTGAACCAGATGGTTTCGATCCTGAAGAGCCAGAGGAACTGCTTGATCCACTCGAGCCGCTCGTGCCGCTTGAACCAACGGATCCGCTCTGTCCGGAGGTCCCACTTGATCCCACGGAACCACTGGAACCTGATGATCCACTGGAACCTGACGTTCCGCCTGAACCCGATCCGCTAGATGATCCAGAGCTACCTTGCGAGCCGGATGGCTGGGAACCCGAGCCGCTACTACCTGAAGGTTTTGATCCGGATGAGCCTGAGGATCCTCTTGATTCGCTCGATCCACTGGACCCAGCGCTACCGCTTGAGCCAGATGACCCAGACGACCCGCTCGAACTCGAACTACCCGATCCAATCGTGCCCGATGTGCCACTTGAGGTCGAGCCACCCGATGAGCCTGCCGATCCACTCGCACCGCTCGATCCGGATGAGCCAGACGAGCCTGAAGGCTTAGAACCTGATCCGCTGGATCCCGATGATCCAATCCCACTTGATTGGCCGGATGTCCCACTGGAACTAGATGCTCCCGATGATCCAGAGCTTCCAGAACTCCCAGAGCTTCCTGAAGTCCCGGAGCTACCAGAGGACCCGCTCGAACCCGACGAGCCAGAGCTACCGCTTGATCCGGAGCTTCCCGATGAGCCACTCGAGCCGGATGATCCACTGCTACCAGACGAGCCACTGGATCCGGAGTATCCGCTGGACCCTGAGCTCCCGCTTGAGCCGGAGGAACCGGAGCTTCCGTTGGATCCAGGAGGAGTGCCGGATCCGGATGATCCACTGCCACCGCTCGATCCCGAGGAGCCGCTTGAACCCGAAGAACCTGACGAGCCACTTGAGCTCGCCGATCCAGAGGAACCTGATGAGCCCGACGAACCGCTACTGCCGGATGATCCGCTTGAGGATACCTCACAACAGACGATTGCATAAATGGGCAGCACGTCAAACCCCACATAGTGCATAAGGTAACGGCCCATCTGAGGGAATTCACAACTAGAAACTGCATACAATGGCTCTCCGTTAATGATGCCAATGAAAAAACCAAGTTGACGCTTTGGACCTTGCCCGGAGCGCTTTTCGGTGCAAGTGGCTGCATAGAGTGGTAACGACTCCTGGGTACCGGCGATGAAGGTTGCGATGTATCGACGTGGGTAGAGTGTCATTTGTTGGCATCCACCACTTTGCAATCAAAGGCCGTGTTCCACGACTTGGTCGTTACGTCGAACTTCTGAACCACTCCGGGGTAGTAGCCATTTCCGTCGGGAATGTTGCTTGTGATAAAGACGATCTCTTCGTAATTGGCATCATCAAAGCGAATGACCGCCCATCGCACTTCCCCCGAGTCTTCGATCCAAAGCACCGAGGCTGGCCCATGCGGAACACTTCGCAGATAGCCGGTTTGACCAGAAAGTGTTTCTGCGCAGTTGTAAGCAGTCAGCCCGACAGCCACTCTGGCGATTACGCATCCTGCGACTGCTGCGGTGCCGATGGTGTTGTTTTTGAGTGGTTCAAGCAGCACCCCAAACCGCGATCCGGAAGTAGCTCCCGGAACTAGCCCTTGAAAGCTGGTTTGTCGTTTAAACTCCCTGAGGTTCGCAGCGGGTGTGATGATCGGAGTCCCGAGTGCAACGATCGCGAATCGATCTAAATCGATACCCGTTTGGTTTCGCACCTTGGCCAGATTGTTTTGTCTGGAAGTTCCTTCGACCTGACTCAGCAGGTCATGCTGCTGGTTCTTTTGTGCTTGGGACAGATCCACTAAAGCATTCCACGCCTCTGCTGGAATCTTCAGTGGATCGCCTGGCATCACCTTATGGAACTTGTCTCCCATCGATTAGACTCCGATCCCAAGGTTACTGAAGTCACCGTAGGAATAGACTTGCTCGACGTAGGCAGAGACGGGTCGTTTGATTAGCGCCTTAGCGGTGGGATCCTCGTCATCAATGAAGCGAACCCAAAGGTACTGCCAGCCCTCTTTGGATATTCCAGTTATACTTCCCAGTGATAATCCCACGACGTTGGGACTGGCAGCGAATCGAAACGTGATCTCCCAATCGTCCAGACCACGCTTCGATCCACTTGCTCCGAGGAACAGCACTTCTCCTTTGGCAAACCCCTTAAATCCTGAGCCGTTGACTTTGCCCGTGAGGTTAAACAGCGCGAGCTTGTACGCACCAGTGACAAGGGCTTTTTCGATATAGTGCGTCTCGGTGAAATTAAAAACCGGAACGGTGATGTCGGTGCCTTCTACGCGATCGTCCGTTACCCCAATCGCGCCCATGAAATCTGGTGCGGTGAATCCAGTGGCAGCATACTTACCAACATTGACGATGCTTTGGGTAACGTGCTGGGTGCCGCCTCCGGTGTCAAACGAATACTGCGACTCGCTTTTCCATTTGACATAATGAGCGGTCCCTTCCCAAACGCCGTTGCCTAAGTGGACGATGTGGTAGTCATCCAAGAACAAGTCACCGACTTTATCGGGTACCGCCGATGCCATGAGGTTCTTGGCCACAGAGTACTGCTCGGTATTCATGATCATGTAGACAAGATCATGAGTCGGACCGTCTTTGCTCTCGGTCGCTTCTTTGGAATCGAAGCGTTCGATTATTACTGGTTCGACCATTTGGGTTTCTCCTATCCAAAGACCAAGCCACCGCGGTCGGCTTGCTGAACGAGTTTCTTGGTGTTGGTCGCGACCTCTTCGGTAGCCCGAGCAGTGCGCTCGCCCAGCGAATCGGATCCGAGGTTCATGGCAGCAATGGGATTGAAGGTTCCCACGACATCCGTTTTCTTCTTGGTCTCGGCTAGCGTTTGATCCATGCTGCCCAGGTCAGGTAAGCCGAGCCCAGACAAGGAGAATTTGCTCGGTGACCCAGGGGAGGTTTCAGCTCGCTTTTGCGCAGCTTCACCCAAAGCGGCTTTCCACTCCCCTTTGGCTTTCTCGAGCTCGGCAGCAGAGTCGGCCAAAGCTTTCTGATTGGCTGCAGCCAGCGCAGATTGCTCTTGGGCTTGCATATCCGAGAGTGCCGACTGCGCACCTTGGCGATCTTGCTCGATTTGGTTGCGAGCCTTTTGACGCTGCTTCTCGCGATCGAGGATCGTTTGGTTTTGAGAGTTGTTGATCAGCTCATCTTGCTTTGCAATCTCTTCGTTGATCTTGGCAATCTGAGCCTCGGCGTTGGTATCTCCAAAGAGACCTTGAATGCGGGCCCACACCTGTTGAAAGAATCCACTAAATCGGTTCCAGCCTTTTTGAAGAAGGCTAATAAGAACCGTCCAGCTATCGGCGATGAAGTGCGTGGTTTCAAGCCAACCGGTTTGCAGACCTGCCCACGCGTCGGTCATCAGACCTGCAACGCTGTAGACCGCGCTTTGGAAAATACCGATGAAGAATCCTTTGAAGTCCAGCCACTTCGACTGCAGGAACGCGACACCGCGTTGCCATTCCATTTTCAGCGTGAGCCATAGGATCTTGCCAGCTAGTGCGATGTCACCTGCCGCGAGCGCATCGCCGATCCCTTTCCAGGCCGCGAGTGCCGTATCTTTGAGTTCATTGAATCGATCCCCGAGCCACTGCATCGCCTGCGTACCAGCCTCGCTGGTGTAGACGAGGTAGCCGACCAAGGCTGCAAGGCCTGCGATAGTCAAACCAATCGGAGAAAGTAGCGCTGCGATCGCAGTTCCCAGGATCGCGATCCCTTGACCGATCCCCACGAGTACCGTGGCTGCTGCACTAAAGACCGTGCCGAGTCCAACGGCCGCTGCTCCCAACGCGACAATCGCTGCGCCACCGGCTGCGATTGCCATGCCGACTTTAAACACAGTGACGATCAAGTCTTTGTTGTTCTTGATCCAATCACTGGTGGCCACCACAATCCGAACGGTCGAATCGATCATCGCCGAGAGAACTGGTTCTAATGCCGAACCGATGGTAAATACGGTTTTCTTGAGCACCTTCCACAACACATCGATACGGTCCCCAAAGGCTTCTGCGGCTTGGGCATCGTCGGTTGCCATGGTCAGCCCCAGGTCGCGGGCTTGTTGCTGGAGTTCTTCGATTCCTTGCGCACCGCTCGATAACATGGGCAGGAGCTGCGTGCCGGATTTCCCGAAGATCGCCATTGCGGTGGCGGTTTTCAATGTCGGATCGGTGATCTGAGACATCCGATCGGCAATCACTTTGAATTGCTCGTCGGGCGATAGTTTCGAAAGTTGCGCCACACTGAGTCCCAGCGATGCGAGGGTTTCCTGTGCCGCTTGCGAACCGGATGCTGCTTCGAAGAGCATCTTCTGCATCTTCTTTAAGGAACCTTCGAGAGTCCCCAGGTCGGCACCGGACTGCTCAGCAGCAAACCCCAGTTCCGACAAGGCTTCCACAGAAACGCCAGTGCGTTGGCTCATGTCGACCATATCGCTCCCCATGTCGGCAAAGACCTTGGCAGCACCGGCAAGTGGGGTAACGATCCCCGCACCGAGCATGGCCATCTTGGTTCCGATCCCTTGGAGACTCTTGCCAAAGGCATCCAGCCTTTTGGCTGCATCGTTTAGCCCCTTCACCAGACGAGAGTCTTTGGTGTAGAGCTCGATGTAGGCTGCACCGGCTTTAATGCTTGAACTGGAGGCCATGACTATTGCAACTCACTTTGGCGATCGATGAAGATGTGTTTCAGGGCCTGGATCCCAACCATCGTTCGACGTTGGATTCGTTTCTTTGCGTGCGGATTGAAATCCGCAGGGTGGTAGACTTTCGAGCGCTTGGCATCGCGATGGATGTTGGCAAGCATCGCCAGAACGCTGGAGGTGTGATTCCAGAGCACCTGGCTGCGGGCTTCCCCCATCGCAATTAACTCTCGGAGGCTAAATGGTCCTGGGTCGATCCCGAGGACGCCGGCAAGGTGCCAGACGAGTTGATCCACTTCTGCGCTTCGGTTTCGGGGTTGATCGAATCGAGGATCTTCTCCGCGTGGCTTATCACCTTGTCCCGAACCGCCTTGCCCGCTTCGATCGCCTTGCGTAAACTCGCCCTGGCGCGGGCATCTGGGAAAAAATCGATCAGTTCCTCGACGAACGCATCTGCAGCTTGGGTGATCACATCCCCCGAGAGTGCTCTGCCGAAATCCTCGTCTGTGATTGATTGCTTGTCTGCTTGGTCTTTGCACAAGCAGTACAGCACATCGGCAAGCGTGACCGGATCAGAGACGAGTTTCGAGAGGGACTTGAATCCGTCATCGACCAGCGCGTAAAGATCGATTCCCAGCAAACCACGGATCCGCTTGACGGCCGTGACATTGATCGCGACTTCCCATGTACGCTGGGAGTTATCCACAAAACTGTGCATGTTCTAAAACCTCCAAGAGAAAGTAGCGTCCAGGGTATTAGCCGACCGTCATCCAAACTGGCGGATGTTCCGAGTACGTTGGCTTGGCAGTTACCGAGGCAGTGACGGCCTCTTCGAGGGCTTCGTTCCTAGAAAAGCTCGCGATGCGAAACGTCGCACGTAAGCCTTGGGAACCAACACTTCCTTCCCCCGAGATAGGACCATCGAGTACGACGAACTCAACGGGTTCGTTTTGGAGAAATGCATTGACGATGGAAGTGAATCCGGAATCTTCTGGGTCTATGACCAACTCGAATTCCAGCGATGCATCCTTTAGCGTGCTCACCGTAGCGCGCCATCCCTCGTTGCCTCGGGTAGAAACGTCGGCTTCACCTGTTTCCAGGTTCAGTGTTAGGTCTCGCACGTTGTTGAGTCCCGACCAAGTGGGGCTCGCGTACGTCCCGGAGTTCAAATAAAGCCTTGCATCGAGTCCTAGTTTTACACCCATCGAATTCTCTCCTTAACGAACGCTGTTGGCCCACATTGGGGGTAATCGATCTTTGACCTTTTCCAGTGCTGGCCCCATGAAAGGCCGCTTCGGGTAACGTTCCTTGCGGAAATTTCCTCCGAACTCATGTGCTTTGCCTGCCGTTCCGACGACCGATATATCTGGCCCGATGGTGGCGATCCCTTTTTGCTTGTCGATCGCATAGACGATCGCTCGCTTGAGTTGTCCTTTGCGAGTATTTGGGGGCGTACCTGGCATCGAAGCTGTCTGCCGACGCTTGATCGAGCGACGAGCGACCAAACGGATCGAAGCAGCAGCATGGCCCAGGCTCTTGAAGTTGCCTTGCTGAGCCTTGGCTTTGACCTTGTCGAATGATTTTTTGGTGGTGACTTTGACGCCGATCATGGTTGTCCTTACGGTGCGGTGTATCCTTGTGCATTGACGTAGACCGCAGCACCGGTGGTGATGCATGCAAAGTTCAGAGCCGTATTGGCCGTGGTCTTGAGTGGATTCTCAAAAATGATCTCAGCCATCGGCGCGTTAGCAGGAAGGTGGCCTCGCCAAATGACCGTCGCACCGTCCTTGAGGACCACTTCGGTAGCAACTGCTGAGTTATTCGAGATCTGCATTGAATTGATGTAGCGGCGAAGACCAGCACCGGCTGCCGCAGATAAAACGACGTCGGTCGTATTGATCACCCCCCCAGCGACAGCGGCATACGACCATTCGAGTTCGGGGATTTGCCACGGGCGCGTGACCAATACACCTTGCAGAGTGGACACGAGGTCGGCCACATCACCGGTCGCAACGCTCGCATAGGCCGCTGTTTGTGCTCGACCTGCTACACGCACAGGATTGCCGGTAACCGCAGCATCGTGAGCCGCTTGGCCAGCGACGTTGGCCGTTACAGTTCCGATGTTGGTCGTGGTTGCGGTCGCTCCGGTTAGGATTACGCCCAGGCTTTGTCCAATGACGGTTTGACCTCGGCCAGCGGTGATTTCAGCGGTAAGCTCTGCGTAATCCTGGCAATTGATGAACTGAGATTGGAAATTGATCGCTGCGGGTGCTGCAGCAAGTGCGATCTGTCCAGATCCGGTGACATAGGCTCCGGAGAATACCGTTCCGGTCAAATCAATCGTGTTAGCGTCGATGACCGTGGCAGCGTAATTACCACGCAAGGTCGCTCCGTTATTGGTGACACCGTTGAGGTACTCGACCCAAATCGTCGGCGTTCCCGTGTATCCGTGTGCGGTCGACGTTAGACGGATGACATTGCCAGGACCAGCGACCGCGTTGGTAACGGCCTTGAACCCTTGATGATTCATCGAGCGGATGCGGATTTTGTAAACTGCGGTTGGATCTGGAATCTGCTGGTGACGAACATAGGAGTTTGAGCGACCACCTGTTGAATCCATCGCGCGGGAGTGAAAATAACACTCGTCGGAAAATGGTTCGAGCTCGAGAATCGAATAGGTGGCAGTTGAAACAATCGCGGAGGCAGCCGAAGCGATAGGGACCAACCCGCCATTTTGCACGCTGTAGACCATATTGGTCACCGTCGTGTTGGCAGCACCACCGATGTCCATGCTAAGGCTGTGCTTGCCATCGGGGATCCCGGTGACCGGATCTACCGATACAGCTTCAATGATGTGGTGCGTGTTGGCTTGCCGAGTACCCCCTGACTGCACGGCGATCATCGCTCGGAAGGGAATCGTGAAGGTTTCCTTCGAGAGCAGCTCTGCGAAACCTCCGGCCGTGGTTCCCGAGCTGATGGTCAGTACACCACCGGAGACGCTCGCCGTGGATCCACCGCTGGTGGTCAGTTCCCAAAGATCCGTAAGTGTCCGAGTCCAAGAGTCCCTGAACTTCTTCTGGATCGATTTTACCTTGAACATATCGTCGCTATCGTCCAGGCCAGGGATGTCTCGAGTAACTCCCCTGGAACTGGTAAATTGCAGCCGATAAGGTCCAACATCACCTGTGGTCATCGGTTATCTCCAGAGACGATAGGTTAGGGTTAAGACGCTTGTAAATTGCATCATGGTTTCCAGATGGTCTGGAGCATAAATCTGGTTGTTCTCGACGCTGATGAAACGAGCTCCCGGATAGCTTGCAAGCGGATTTGCTCGCAAATGGTCGCTGACTTCTTCAACCAGAAGCATCATTGCATCGATGGTTGCCATTTCATTTTTTGTTTTCTTTTGGATGCCGACATCGATCTGATAATCGAAGTTGTCACGCGAGCGATCCAGCGATGAAGTGCTGAGCCCCTTGGGTACGACCGAGACCTTCAATTCCGACATCGTCTTTAGGTCGTAGATGGGCAGATACAGTCGCTGCGCAGTAAACGGCTGGCTGAAGCTAGTGCCGTTTAGCTCTGCGGTGATTGCATCTGCGATTGCGACGATGTTCGCGGGCATCAGGTGATTCCGATTTCCTTGGTGTGGATTCGATACAGGCTGCGATGAGGGTCCGACCAGCGCCAGGCAGGTTCTCCACCTGGTGCATTGACTTCGTAGGTGTAGACTTTGGTTCCAACGGTTTCGAGGATCGTGTCACCACGCTCTGGCGTGATCGCCGATCCGGAGATAATCAAATCTGAGGGATCGATGAGGAAATCACGGTCGGTCCATTGCATTCGGATCCCACCGTAACCGTCATCGAGTTTCATCAGCGTCCGACCGATCGTGGCCAAGACGCTCACTTGATTTTCACCTCGCACATAAATCACAGTGCTTGAGCCGTGCGATTTGAGCTTGCTAGCAAGCCACTGCTGTCCAGTGCGAAGTAGATCTGCCATGACGCTCACCTACGGCTTAATCACAGGTGGCTGATTGGTAGGTGGCTGATTGTTTTGCTCTAAAAGCTTGAGCAGGTTTTGATACTGCTCCATGAGCTTTTTGAACTGCTCGTCGTCAAGGACCGCGTTACCACGTTGTTTCCTGGCGTTGCGGATCGCTTGAAGCACAACCGGTAGACCATACTGTAGCGCTAGGAGAATCGCGATGCTCGACCCGGCCGACGTCGCAACGAGACTCGTCGTGCTCCAGAGGTATCGCTCTTTGATTCGATCGGTGATGATCCCTGAGTCCTCGGGCTTGCTTGGAGCAGGCCTGATCCGTGGACGATCGACGATCGAATCGATTAGATCATCCTGGGTGTCTGCCTGCGCCAAAAGGCCCAGTGGCACCTGCATAGGTTCTCCATAGATTGTCGATGGAACCTGGACAATCTTTTGGCTCTCATCGGTCTGGCAACTCACCTCGCGAGCCCCCGCTGGCAACCCCTCGAGAGTCGCTGGAAGCTTGCCTCGCATCGCGCTAAGGAGAAACGGAGTCGATTGGCCAAGCCCCTCGCCACCACCAGCCCAGGTGAGAAGTCCAACTACCCGCGGTCCCTCGTCGGTATAGTCGATGATGCTCGAACCGCTTCGGCCTCCGATCGCTTCAGGCTTCCAGGAAAGGATCTGTCCCTCTTTCCGGTTCAGTCGCAAGACCTGGAGGCTTGGCCACTCGCATCTTGGACTTCCGAAGGTCGTCACCGACGATTGGTTGCTTGGGTATCGATCAGCCAGTGGAATAGGATCGACATCCCTTGCGAATGCTCCATTGCACTTAAGCAGCGCAAAGTCAACGCTAGTCCCACGTCCGTATCCCGATGCAATGATCGATGCGGTACCCCGCTCGCTTGAACCGTTGGTATTCCATCGTTCGACGTTTACGGTTCGACCACGCGTGGTACCGGCCACGTGTGCGTTGGTAAGCACGATCGCATTGCCTTCGGAGGTTCTGCCAACGACCGTTCCACTACCGCACACGTTGCTTACCGTCACTCGGACCGTTGCGCGAACGATCTGATCAAATCGATCAAGGCTTTGAGCTTGGGTTCGGAACCTTGATCTAGCAGTCTCGAACGTCAGGTTTTCTTTGAGTGGATCCAAGACAATCGTCCCGGGCATACTCTGCACGATCGGACAATTGCCATCAGGGCAAATCCGATCTTGGGCAAGACATACACTGCCAAAGGTGGCAGCAACCATAAACAACAGAGCAATACATTTGCTTTTCATAGTGATCCCTGCGATGAAAATGGAGCGGAAATGGATGGTGAAACGCGAAGCAAGTCCTGCGTTACTGACTCAGTCGCATACGGACGGTGGTATCTGCGGATGCCGCAGCACGAACCACCTTGCCGATCGACTTGTTCCCAGCGGAGGTTGTGGTCACGACGTTTGCGGTGTCGTCCCAATACAAAATGGTCCCGACCGTGTAGGTCACGCCGGTGTTCTTGTTGAAGTCAAAGACCCCATCGACAGCAAGCGAACCGAGTTCACCCGCTGCAATAGGACGAACCGTGACGCCGACGAGATCTCCTTGAACCACCACATCCCCAGAGGCAAGAGCGCCCACGGGGGTGTGATCGATGTAGTGACCTTCCTGAATGAATGTTGCCTGTGGCATGATTGGCTAAACCTCGCTTGTTGAATTGGATGATGAAATTGAAAACGCGACGAGCGAAGCTTATGCCTCACCCTTGCACTTGATCGCTGCGCGTGGGTCTTGAAGAGCCACACCGAAGTCGTGGTAGCCACGCATCTGAACACCGAGTACGTTGAAGTCCGCATCGGCGGTTTCGATCGTCGGGGCTTCCTGACCGTTGAGGAATGCAACTTCGATCAAAGGCAGATCATTTGGATCAGTTAGCAAGTACCAAGCCTTCGATGAGTTACCGGTGTAAAGGGCGTTGGCCAGATACCGGCTGACTTCCACGCGGAACTTGCCCACGTGCGGGTTGGTGATCGGAACACGAGCATTGGCGGTGCCATCTCGCATTTCCAGCGACTTGTAGAGCTGCGAGCCGATCGCCGACAATGCAGTCGGCACGAGCATGATGGCAGGCATGGTGCCGATTGGTTTGCCATCGGAATCGACCAGGTCGTAGTAGGCAACTTCCGCTTTGGTCAGTCCATCGATCGAGAGCACCGTATCGGTCCCCGATAGGAAGTTCTTGTTTCCCACCGTGAAGAAACCTGAGTTAGCAAGAAAAACGGTCCAAAAAACGTCGTTTATCTTTAGGCCCGAACCGCGACCGAGTTTCCTTGGAACGGTTGTGATGGCACCCAAGTCGTCATTGATGATGTCTCGCCTGTCGACTGCCATCATCAAGCCGTAGGTGTCGGCACGGTTGGTGTAACTTTCGTTCCCGAGGTTGCCGTGCTTGAGTTCACCCCCTGGTGCGACCAGTTCGTATTGATCCTTTCCGATCAGCCGGTAGCTGGTAACGGTCTTGAAGTCCGAGACATTTCGAACCGCACAGATGTTTCGCCAGACTCGCTCGACGCTGAAGAACCCGTCCAAGAGAAACTTGTTGGCTACGTTCGAAAGTATCCCACCGATGTCGATGTTGCTCACGGAACTCGCTTCGATGGAGTTACCGAAAGCGGCTCGCATTACAGCGCGATGATCGCGGAAGTTGCGTCCAGAGTATCCATTGGCCCAAGCGGCTTCGAGAAACAGTTCTTGCAGACCGATTCCACCTCGGAACCGTCTAGCTGCCAGCTCGAGCGATTGCTCGTCGGCAATTTCCTCAACGTTCGTAAGATTGGCTGCCATAAAGCATGCCGCCTCGAGAACCGAAGCGTTGATCGTGTTGTTTTGCACATGGATGGCAGGAACCGCAGGACGCGTCCCCCGGATCTTTTCCAGCTCCGCCTTTTCAAGGTTCCAGCCCTCTCGAATTGCTTGAGCCTCCAAGCTCGGAAGCGCCCCGTTGTAAATTCGACGAATCCCAGCGATGCGATCAAGTTCCGTTGCATGAGCACTGCGCATTGCTTCGATGGCCGCATTGACTTCCGGCTGAGTCGTTGCTGGATCGGGGGTTGCTGGATTGGGAGTCACCCGAGTCGCTGGGCCAGCGTTTGGATCGTCTTGATTTGGGGTTTGAGGGTCGTCCATGGTTTGGTCTCCAGGGGTTGAAGATGCCTGAGCAGCGACACTCGCGCTGGTTGCTCCGTCGGCACCAAGGTCTACAAAACTGATTTCACCGAGTGAGGACTTTCGGACGACATTCACGGGACCGCTGTACTGCGTCCCGTTGACGGTCACCTTTTGACCTTCTTTGACAAACTCGTATTCATCCACACCGGCACCCACTGATGCTTGCCAGGGGAATCCGTTCTTTGAACTCACCACGACTTCGCGTGCTGCGGGTGTATCCCGCGAGACGATGCCGGTGGCAACTAGTTGACTGTTCTCGACTCGGATCGCATCGGTATGACCAACACCCGAAAGAGGATCGTGACCAAAGCGGATGGGTCGAGCTTGTGATGGGATCGAAAGGCCAGCTAGATCGATGATCACGGGGTATCGCCAACCAGCCACACGCATCGGACCACCGGTGTAGGCGACCATGCGGAACTTCGGTAGCGATGCAGCAGTAGAACCATCGGCTGCCGCATCGATGTCGAAAACTGCCGTTGCGGAAATGCTCAATTGGCTTTGCGTTTGATCTGGCTTAAGCGTCATCGGCTGGGACCTCTTCGTCTTGGACATTTGCATCATCCTGTGAAGCAGTGGGGGTGACTTGCCCGATACTTAGACCGAGCTGAGACATGAGAGCGATTTCCTTGGCTCGCTGGCGAAGCTGAACTTCCCAGTCTTGGCCACGCTTTGCGTATTCATCAGCCAGCGTGGTCGTGTGACTGACTAGGCGCGTCGCTTGGGCGTTGGCTTCCTTGGCTGGGTCCACATGCTCATGACCATCCCAGAACCATTGGTGTGGCCACTGGGCAAATGGACCTAGACCTGAGGGTAGTAAATCAGGTACAAGCGATGCTTCATCGAGCCACGCTCCAAGGAGACGATCAAGCACAACGCGCTCAAGATGCGACTGATCAACACGGATCGCCTTAAAATATGTCTGATGATCTAAGCGACCTGATGCATAGTTGTATTGCGAACTATTGCATAATGCTATATTGAGAGGCATGTTAAGACATCGCGCGATCTCGTTTAAGAGCTCTTGTTTGAACTCCTTATAGGTCGTCGTTGGCTGCTCAGCCTGAATTTGAGCCATACGCCAACCACCAGGCATCGTGACCAATGCTCGCTTCTCAAGCTCGATCGGTTCGAACGGTTCTGCTGCATCAGCTTCACCGTTAGCAGGTGCATCGGTGTAGAGGATCCCAGCAAAGTCGGCTGCGGTCTCCGCAGCAGCAAGTACCGCTAAAGTGAATCTTCGCAATTGTGCGAAAAGTGGCAGCGCTGGCATGATGTCAGGAATACCGCGAGTCTGGCCTGGGCGATCGGCGCGGAACCAATGAAGCACCGCCGAAGCGTCGATGCGATCGTAGTCGCTTCTGGCCGAGTAGAAACCATCCCCTGGATGACTCTTTAGTACGTGGTACTCGATTGGATTGCCTGCACCATCAAAGACGATCCCATCAACAGCACTTGTCGAAAGCCTGTCGAGGTCGGGAGTCGTAACCTGGTCGGCTTCGATGAGTCGAAGATCAAGCTGGACATCGGTGCTCAAACGAGGGTTGGTCGTTAGCACTGCGAAGGATTCGCCATCGGTGGCGCGAGCCATGCGCATCGTGCGGAGTTTTTCGGCAAGATTGATCGACCTTGACCACACCATGAATGCATGTTCGATGCGTCGGTTGGCATCCGCATCGCTTGTGAGCATTTGCAACCGGGGGCCGGTACCGACGATGTCGTGGGCAAGGGTTAGCACAATCCCACGAGCATACGAGTTGTTGGCCGTTTCATAACGAGCACGGTTCCTAAGGATCCGGCGAACCTCGGCGCTATTGGATGCGTTGGGCGAGAGCCCATCGGCATTGGCCCAATGGCGTCGATTATCATCGGAGGTCACCGCAGCGTCGTAGCGTGCGCGTACGACTCGCACAGTGCTTGGCTTATTGCCTTGCACAGGTTTGCTTGACCACCACTTGGAAATCCAGGACAACACGGTTACTCGGCCCCCGGTGGAACGATTTTGTTGAAGATCAAGCCACGGCGCTTGGATTTTGCGGCTTGCTTGGAGGCTAGATAGCGATCGGCTTCGATCTGGTCGGTTAGCTTGTGCTGCTCGATACTGCCAGCATCGCCCGAGGCCTTGGCAGGACCTTGCGCGTTTTCTGTGATAGCTTGCTGAAGATCGTCAGACATTCTGGCAACGTGACCTGCGATTGAAGGATCCGGAACTCTGGTTTACCCCTCACTTACCTATGCCAGAAAGTTTTCTCCGTGCGCGCAAAAATCCATGTTTGGAATCATCGTTGCTACATGTAGCAATCTTGGTCCTTGGTGGTCGTGATTTCATAGGTCACGATCCGCCTGCCGCAATGCCGACACTCCTTGCGCCTGCGAATACGACCATCACGAAGCGGTTCGGTATTGGTCGTGTAAAAGTGTCGGCACCCGCACTGCGGGCATACGATCCCTCGATCCGGAGGGTCTTGCTTTTGATCGCTCATCGGTTTCGTTTCCTTTGCATTTCAGCGAAACTGATCCGACCCGATTTAGGGATACCAACCGATTCGCTTCCTGAGAGCGCGACCCCTTGCATTGACGCTCCAACGCAGCAACCCACGATGCAATCGAGCCAGTGGTTGTCACCTCGCTCCGGGCGCTGCTTCCATTCATCCACGGTTCGACCACGGCCCTCGGTCCGCACTCGGTACTCGGCACAAAGGTGTTCGGCTAGAAGCCGATGGGTCTCTGGGCTTGTTCCAAAAAAGGACAGGCAACCTTTACTCCCCATCGAGACAGCCAGGCGAGCATGCATGAAGGTTTTCCAGTAGTTGGTGTCATAGACCACGTGCCGAACGGCTCGTTTCCCATGAATGTTAGGGATTCTCCAGTTGTGGCCCACGCGATCCCCGGGGCGACGCTTGTACTCGGAGAACGGCTGGCTCGATGCCCCAACGAACCTCCCGTGGCTTGGGATTACGATGCCAGCGTGGGCACTTTGCCTGCAGAACTGGTAGACCACATCGGTCGAAGCACCCCAGTTGGCATCGATCAGGCATCGCTCGATTCGCATCATGGCACCATCATCACGTCGCCATTCCCGACCGATTAGATCCCCGGTCAATTGCTCAAGTCCGGCGTAGATACTCCCCTCGAGCCCACCGGCTTTGGTCGCGGTTGCTAGGGTGCTCCTTGCATCCCGAAGTGTAAAATACGGCCGCTTCTGATCCGGATAGCTTCCATAGTCGATAAGGTATCCAGTGAAATCGCTCTCCCAGGCGACCACGGTGTAAAACAGGAGCGTTGCCTGGACGTCGACGAACATCGTTAGATGGTTGGTGGAAATCGGGACCACCCGCCTGTCAATCCGATTGAACTTTGCAGCGATCTGATCTGCTGTCAGTTCGTTGTCGTTTGCTTCCTGTTCTGGTAGCGGTTCGTTTTGGTACTCGGCAAAGAACGCTGCTTCGTCTTGAAGCTTGAGGTTCATCGCATGTTGGATCGCTGAGAGTTCATCGTGGTTGTAGCGCTCGGGCCATGCGACCTGCGATCCCAGATCCATAGCGGCCCGATTCGAGCCGTAGAATTCGGTGGCCAACGATAGATCCCCACGGCTACGAAGGCTCTCGGCGCGGAGCTCTGCGTACTTGGCCCAAAGTTTTTCGTCGCTTGGGAACTCATAGACCATCCGGGTCCGTTCCCCATTCCATTCTGGATGTTTGTCACGCGAAAGGATGTTGTCGGCCATATCACCTGGGCGAATAACCGTGCAGGGCATGATCCCAGAGATTTTTTTACCAGGGCCCGAGAGACCCAGGATAGCCCCCGCGAGGATACTTTCACGCGTGGCGCACTGGGAAAGGGACCTTGCTGATTCGTCCGTTTGAGGATCGTCGATGACTACAAGGGTTGGCCGAACGGTCCTGCCATCGGATCGCTTGTACTTCATGCCTCGGATCCGACCTGTGATCCCAGCGACCTTGATGATCGCTCCGCTTGCGATGCTTCCTGGCATCGTAGGCAGGACGATCTCTTTGGCGGTCCATCCAATGTGGGTTCGCTCCCCTTTGTAGAGCTGGCCATTGCAGCGATTGGCGATTCCATCTAGGGATTGGATCGGAAACACCACCTCGGGGTAATCGGCAAGAAGCAGCTCGTTTCCATCGAGTTCCATCTTGATCGACTCGAGCATATCGCAGGCATGACCCTCGTCGCTACCGATGAGGCATACGAACTCACGATGCCCGTTGAGAACCGCCCAAATGCAAGCACATTCACAGATGGTGGTCTTGCCACTCCCCCGAGGCATTGCCATCGAGAAGAGTCCCCCTCGCAGAACCGCTTGCTCGATCCGGTTTATGACCTTCAGGTGATCATCCGACCAAGCCAGATGAAACGTCAATGGAAAATAGCTCTCGCAGAAGTATCGAAAATTCGTTGCTGCCTTGGCTTTTCGCTCAGGGGCGGCGATCTCGGGCAGCTCGCCGATGTCACGACCCGCCGTTGCGATAGCCACATTGCGCGCCCGTGCTCGTTCTTTGAGCTTCTCGTATGGATCGCCAGAGGTCTCGGGCTCTGGCGCATGCCGAGTCTCGACTAGCCATGCCCCGTAGCGAAGAAGGTCAACGTACCTTGCATCGCCGATGCGCATACCAGCGCGAGTTCGGTGTCGATACAGTTGCCTCTCGCTAATGACCTCACCCAGGGGTGTGGAGTTTAGCATTCTGCAAAGTTCGCTAGGTCGAAGTTTTCTTGGATCACTCACCACGGCCCATCTCCTTTACCATCCATGCGATGTAGTGGACCAAGTTGATTGATCCATCTTGGTTTGTTGGAGCACCGCTTTCGATGTCCAGCACGATGTTTTCCTCGGGGATCCGGATCTTGGCCGCTGCCGAGAGGAGTTTGGCCGCTTGCTCGGGGGTTAGTCGGTTCGGATCGATCGGTTTTTTTTCATCACTCATGCCAGGCTCCCTTCGTAGAGGATTGGCACCGTGGCCCACACGGGGCCCACCGGCGTGTTTTCTTTTGACGTTCGGCCCCTTGGGCAAGGTGATTTCGCATGCGTGTTATTGCAAGCCGTGGCGTTGGTTCGCATGCCAATAAAGTTTGCCAAATAACATGCTTTTCTTCCATAGATAGCTGGATTGAATCCGAACCGCATGGCTCAATGTCAACACGCAAACGCAATGGCGATTGCAAACGACAGACCAACCCAAACCAAACGGAAAGACGCAGATGAACGCTAACGAGATCGCCTTCGGAATTGAATTCGAGACCACCCTCCCAAACAGCGACACCACACCGATCGGACCATACCACCACGGATACCAAGTACCTTGGCTCCCCACCGGATGGAGAGCAGAACGCGACGCGAGCATCAAACCAGAAACCCCCAACCGCAAGGGATGCGAATTCGTAAGCCCCAAGCTCAAGGGATACGAAGGCCTCAAACAGATCGAAGACGCGATCGACAAGATCAACGAACACGGAGCGAGGGTCAATGCAACCTGCGGTTTGCACATAACGATCGAATGGAATGGGGATGCAGCCGCCTTGGCCAGATTGATTTCCTTGGTCGGCAACCACGAAAAAGCGATTTTCGCAAGCACCGGAACACGCCGGCGAGAACAAACGGTCTACACCAAACGGATCAAACAATACGGGGACAAAGACGCCGCTAAGAACCGATGCGAAGCGGATCGCTACCACCTTTTGAACCTCACCCACCTGGCAGCCGGTAAGAACCGGATCGAATTTCGGGCTTTCGCCGGAACGCTCAACAAGACCAAGGTGGTCGGATACCTGATGATGGTCCTGGGGTTGGCAGAGCTCGCGATGAATACCAAACGATGCGCCGATTGGGACTACGCCAAGAAAGACGGAACCAAGAGCTGCTGGGATCGACCCGGGGCTGGCCTGGGCGAGACAGAACTCAACCGCCTTTTCTACCGGCTCGGATGGACCAAGGGTTGGTACAAGGGAGAGCTTCGAAGCAAGATCTTCGGCGAGATCACCGGCGAGACCACCCGCGAATGGAAAACGATCAAGAACAAGCTTTTGGAGATGGCCAAGAAATACGACCAAGCGGCCTAAGGGCCTAGCGGGCAAGACCCTTGGGACAAACCCCAAGGGTCGCTGGCCGGTCGCAACACGGCGCGATTGGTGCGTTGTGTTTGCAAACCAGCTCTCTGGCATGACTGGGTTATTTGATTTTCTTACCGGAACCGTATTGATGTCTTTGTGCTGGATGTACTGATGTCTAGCGACCCTTTGTTTTGAACCTATTTCCAAATCTATGGAGAACAGACCATGACGATCGACGAATTGATTGCACGACTGGAAGACTACCGCGATGAGATCGGTGGCGATGCCCAGGTCCGGTTGATGACCCAGCAGAACTGGCCCTTTGAGAACTCGATCTACGGGTTGGCCTCCGGGGCCGAGATCAACGACTATCACGATGACCAAGACGGGGACGACGACGATGACAGCGACGATGCGGCCGAGGATTCGGTGCTCTTTATCGTCGAAGGCCAGCAGCTGGGATACGGAACCAAGCGCGCTTGGGACGTAGCGCGTGGCAATTAATTTTCGGTGCTTCAAATGATTTTTCAAAAGCTGCAAAATTACTGCCAGAATATCGCATAACCGAGTTGCAATTGTTTTGCGACCATTGCAATGTTTGTCATACGCCAAACGAAAAACCACCTTTTCCCAAACGGAGAAACAAACATGGCCAACGAAAAGATCGACGTAACGGACCTCGACCTGGTAATCACCAAGATCGAAAAACGAACCTCCAGCGGAGGGGCTTGGGTACGAGGCAAGATCAACGACGCGGTTCGGTTCGAAGCCCTGGTCTTTGCCGAGCACGCCGAGAGCGAAGACTACGAACTCGGACGCACCAAGATCTCGAAGCTCTGGATTCAAGACATCCAAACCAAAAAGACCCTTTTCAACTTCGACCGCGGGCTGGATGTACCCGCAGCGACCACCGAGGTCCAGGTGGTGGTTGATTTCCTTGGGGTTGGATTGGCCGACTTGGTCTGGGGAACCTAAACCGAAATCCCGGTATCGGGATCGTCGCTCGGTAGTGCGGGCGACCTGACGATGGCAGCTAACCACGGTTCCAACATTGGAGACAGATAGATGAAAAAGGCAGAGATTACGATCGGTGGCAAGTACTATGCGAACGTCACCGGCAAGAAGGTCGAAGTCAAGATCGATAGCGAGAAGGCTGGTGGTGGATGGTTCGCCACCAACCTTGCTACCGGCAAGAAGATCGTCATTCGAACCGCCCAGCGATTGCACGGAGAGGTCGGCAAAGGCAAACCGACTACGAAAACCCAAAGCGATTCGCAAGCTGAAACGCCCACCGATGCAAACCCCGACATTATTCCCCTCAAGGCGAAGCGATCGGCCAAGAGCGCTGAGGGACAAGAGACCAAGCGGGTCGCCAAGAAGACCGAGGGCCAGGAACCCAAACGCCTGAGTGCCTTGGCTGCCGCCCACAAGGTTTTGTGCGAAGCGACCGAGCCGCTTAACGTCCAGCAGATGATCGAGGCGATGACCTCCAAGGGATACTGGACAAGCCCCGGTGGCAAGACACCCCACGCGACTCTCTACAGCGCGATCCTTCGAGAGTTGGCCAAGGGGGAGGCTTCTCGATTCGTAAAGACTGATCGGGGCAGGTTCGTAGCCGCTAGCGCGACTGCCGAGGTGGCCCAGTGAGCGCCGATCCGAATTACCGAGTCGCAGATGCGATGCGAAAGGTCGCGCTGCGACTCGATGAGGCTTTTGAATCGGGCAAGGTGGCTTGCATCTACGCCAACCACCTTGCCGAGATCCTGCTCTCGATCGCCGAAGAGCTAGATCCACCACTACCCAACCACGACCAGACCACGCCGACCACGGAGAGCTAGCATGCACATCGGACAAATCCATTTGGTAAGCGACCTTGCCGACGGCCAGCGGATTTACCCCGATGCCGACCATTCGTACCTGATCCAATCCGAAGACGATCCGTCGCTCGATACCACGGTCCAGTACGTCGAGCGCCGTGGGGATCGATTGATCGCCCGCGGGAATAACGGCCAAGACTATGCGGTCTCGGGATTGGGCAGGTACGAACTGAAGACGATTCGGAATTGGCTCCGGCGATAACCCGGGTCGATTTGGCGACAGCGCCCCACGTTTGCCACGTGTGGGCGTTTTCTCGTTAGGTGGCCTAGTTACCCCAAGGTCCAAAACGACTCGACCGGTGCTAAACTGTGGCGTTTGCGGGGCTCGAAAACATTCTCTGAGAATCCAAAACATTACTCTCCACAACGCCTTTACTTCCTGCCCAACGCATGGGAAATGTGTTGTAACGCCAAACGAAACCCCCAACGCAAACACGGAGAAACGAAGATGACCACCGCAGAAAAACAAGCTAACGAAAAAATCCTTCGCGACGCCTTCCGCACGATGGACCCACACCAAGCCCAAGAGATCCGCGAGTCCTACTACAAAGCGATCGAAGGGATCCACGCCTTGGCCGAGCTCCTCGAGATCGCCGACGCACAACAACCGCAGACCGCCGGCCCGCTCCTTACCGAACACCTCCTGGCTTGCGAAGCGATCGACGCGATGAAGAAAAGCCTCCTGGGCAAGATCCTCTAAACGAAAGGAACCGCAACCATGATCGATGCACCCAAAGTCGGAGATCGAATCCGACTGATCCACATGCCCGAAGATATTGATCCGGTTCCCTCCGGATCGCTCGGCACCGTTCGTGCGATCCACCCCCACGATGGATGGACTCAGGTCGAGGTCGATTGGGACAACGGTCGGCGATTGATGCTCACGTTGCCCGACGACTGCATCGAGATTCTTAGTTCCGACGTAACCTAACCCGATAAAGGTACAGCTATGTCCACACGAGCAACGATCGCATGTGCTAACGAGGACGGGACGTTCCAGGCAACGTACCTGCACTACGATGGTTATCCAGAATTCGCAGGCGTGATTCTTAATCAACGTTTCAACTCCAACGAAAAAGTTTCGGCGCTTTTGGCCGGTGGTGAGCTTCGGAGCTTGACCTCCGAGGCCGGTGGCCCGGAGCACTTGGCTCGCGCTCGGCCCCCAAAGCACCTTTGCGATAACCGATCTCTGCTGGAGTTCGCTCGCAACTGCGATGCGAACTACCTGTATGTTTTCCAAAACCAAACGTGGCAGTGCCAAAAACTGTAACGCTACTTAGCGTCTGCCGCACGCATTGGAATCGGTGAGGTTCCGGTTCTCTCGAGGACAGCCGGCTTGCCAGTGAACCGTTGGTACCGGTCAACGATGACATCGCTGTAGAGCGGATCAAGCTCCATGAGGTATGCATGCCGACCGGTTTGCTCGGCAGCGATCAAGGTCGATCCGCTTCCACCAAACAGATCCAGCACGTTCTCTCCTGGTCGCGATGAGTACTGCATCGCTCGGACCGCTAGCTCGACGGGCTTCTCGGTCAGATGGACCATCGACTGTGGATTGACCTTCTTGATCTGCCATAGATCCGTGGCGTTATTGGGCCCGAGGTACACGTGGGCTGCCCCTTCGAGCCACCCATAAAAACAATTATGGGTGACAAGTCCGTCGGCAATGTAGTGCTCGTGCGTATCGACCCCCAACGAGACGACCTCACCTGAATAGTCCTGGACATCAACGGCACGGATCGGAGTCCACTCCACGCGTTGACCACGCGTCGGAGTTGGAACTTCCATGCTGCCAGGAATGAGATTGCATGACCGAACTTGGATCGACTGGCGTGCTCCAAACTTTGCTCTGGTATCGTTTGATTCAACAAACGGATACTTTCGGTTTCGATTGAAGTGTGCAAGTGCTTTGCAAGCGGCGGCTTCTTGGGCCTCGGCATCGAGTTGACCGTAAAAGTCCCGGATGTGGTCACTTTGCCTGTGCGTCGAGCTTCGGTTCGTGACCCAGCATGTCTGAGGGATCCCGAATTGGATCGACACCAGCTGTTCTTGCATCCGAGCCTCCGCAGCCGAATCATGCAGCGAGAGAATCCAGGCCTCATCCCCAAGCTCATGGAGCAATCGTCCCTTTACGCCAAAGCCCCAGGTGGTTCGCATCTTGGTCATACCAACGCGCCACCAAGTGCCACGACGCATCAAATACACGCACCATCGCGATGCGTAATCTTGGGTCATGCGTACCGTCCAGATGTGACCATCGGTTCCCCAGGATTGCTTCGACGGGGTTGTTACCCCATAGAGCTTTCCTCCGTAGGGCCGCCGACCGACTTTGACTCGGTAGCCATCTCGCAAGCCCACGATTGCTGAGCTGTGCGAATAAAAACTAACCACGCGGTCGTCGTCACGCATTTGGCCAAGCGTGCTTGTTCCCCCTGCGGTTTGAACCATCGTATCTGGTGGTTGGCACCATTCATGGGCTCCCATGAAGTCCTTGCGGGTAAGCACCGGGTGCATCTTATCCCAGATGATTGCCTGGCTGAAATACAAACCATGCTTCTTGAGGAACGGGGGATAGTTGCCGCAGTTGGCATACCCACCCCAGATGTAGAAACCTCGACCTGGGTCGAGCACTCGTGCGATGTTCCCAAACCATGCGTCGAGCAATCGATCGAACTCCTGATCGCTCACAAAGTCGTTGGCCAGTGGACGATCCTTGGCACGCAGCTTTTTGTGCGTCGCAGGATGCTTTGGCTTACCGGTCTCGTGGTCGACTCCGAAGGAGGCTGCGTTCCCTTGGCCCCCTTTGAGTTTCTGAGAGGCACTATCGTTCGAGAACGATGACAACCCCGCTGCGATCGCGTTGTTCGATCGCGGTTCTACCTTGACGTTGTAGGGCGGATCCGTGTTGACCAATTGGATGGTTTTGCCACCCAAGAGTCGATCCAGGTCCTCGGGTTTCGATGAATCCCCGCAGAGTAACCTATGGTCACCCAAGATCCAAAGATCTCCGGGTTGGGTCACCGCAGCATCCGGTGGTGCGGGAACGTCATCGGGATCCGTGAGTCCCTCGTTTACGTCCCCACTCATGAGCTTTAGAAGCTCATCGGAATCAAAACCCAGGAGCGACAGATCGAAACCTGCCGTTTGAAGTTCTCCCAGTTCGATTGGGAGCAGATCGTAGTTCCAATCGGCGAGTTCCGAGCTCTTGTTGTCGGCGATCCGGTAGGCTTTGATCTGCTCGGGGGTAAGATCCGTGGCCACGTGGATCGGTACCTTTTCAAGGCCGAGCTTCTGCGCGGCTTTGAATCGGGTATGTCCACAAATGATCACCCCATCGGTATCCACGACGATTGGTTGTCGGAACCCAAACTCCTTGATGCTACTTGCGACCGCATCGACCGCATCATCGTTGATGCGAGGGTTGTTCGGGTAGGGTTTGATGTCCGCTATCGGTCTAAGATCAATCTTCATATTCGTTGCCTCAGCAAAGGTTTGATTTCAAATTCCAGGTTGTCCGAAAGGTCACGATCGTGCCTTTCAAGGACATCGATTTAGGTGGGCGAACTGCTCCTAAACAAAAACATGCTCGCCCGTGCGCCACGCAGCGAGTCGTTACTTGCTCCGGGACTCTGATTGCAAGTCAGGCAAATCGTCCGGTTTGGTACCGTCGATCTGTTGCTTCTCACTGCGATCTCCTTTCTGTTTTTGATCACTGGTCTGCAATGCCCGTGGCAAACCAAAGAGCACGGCGACAAAGACGGCGAACCAAAGCAGGTTCCAAAAGAACCGCTCTAGACCCTTGGCCATCGGGACCAGCACCGTTTGAAAAAACTCGTTCTTGGGTTTCGTTTCGTTGCTCATTTGCATCCTCGTTTCGAGTACGGACCAAAAAATAAAACTCTGTCTAAGTTGCCGACCCTTCCCACGCCCCTCTGGAGAGGGGTTTTTGCCGGAAGTACCTATTGAATCTGCCAGTTTGGCAGTTTGCGTTGAGAGGCCACTGTTGGCCCACTGTCGCGTTGTAAGAAGAAGTTCGCGTAAGACTGCTATTCGCTACGCAAAGCGTGCCGTTGGGGCAACGGTGGCGATCTGGTGGCCTGACACCAAAATCCCCCGAAGATGTTTTTTCTTCTTTCCCCCCCTGTCTTACACGCGCACGCAAATACGCGTGCGCGGGGGCATACACGTGGGTGTAGGTGAAAAAAGAAAGAAGCATTAAATAAGTATTATTATCTGCGACCCGGTGAAACATGAAAGAAGTCTCTTTCCAATGTTTTCGTTGAGATTTCGTTAACCTAGGCTGACTTCTTTCACCCTGGTTTTTACTGGTTTTGCAGTTTCTTTCTTTCACCTTTACTTCTCCGTTTTAGGGCTTACTTCACCAGCCATGGAAACCTTATTGCTCTAACTTCTTTCGCCTTTGCATGTTGATTTCACCCACTGCGGTCACTTAAGAGTTGGTATTGCCTTTGAGGCCTGCCGGCAGTCGAGCAAATGACTGTCAGGATGTCCCCCTGCTGCTCGAGGGTTGTGACGATTTCTTGAAAGGTCTTCGCGTCGATCTTCATGCGTTTGAGCAAAACGCTATGAACAAGACGTTTGTGTGGTTCATCCTGAAGTTTGCGAATAAACTTCAGGCACTCGGCATGGAACGGGTTCTCCGATACGTGGCTATTGGCCATAAAGAGCATCCGGCGAGTCTGATGGACCATAAACGTTGTGGCCCACACAACCGCATGCGCATCGATCACTGGTGATTGATGGTTAGCGCTGATCGCATAAAGCAGTGCCAACTTGCGAACATTCTCGGGGACTCTTCCCCAGACGGTCGTCCCCACTGGATCGCCACCTGCTTCGGATTTGGCGTACTCGGTCTCTGACATCCGTCGCGCGTCGGCAAGCAGCTCTTGAGCTTCCGGTGTTGCTTCCACCAACCTTGGCTCTGGATGGAACGCATCGAGGTTCCCGCACCCGGGATTGAATTCTGCCCACCAGCGTGCCGTTTCGATGACCGAGGCCGGTGGATTGATTCTCCGTGGCTCTTGGCCAATTGCCCGTGGCCCACTCTCGACGATAAGCATCCGAGCAAAGAATCCGTTGGTGAGCATCCGCTCCGACAGGGCATCGTAATAGTGGGTCGGAATCGCCGTGCCGTAGACGACCAAGCAAGGCTGGTCGATCACTCCGGGGGATTCCTTGCCGGCCTTGCGACGCATGGGATAGATCGTATTGGCAGACGAGTACATCGTCAGCATCGTGCCCATGATGTTCTCGTGCCTTGCATCGCGTGCCTTGTTGATCGATTGGAGCAAGCCATCGATCTCATCGGTCTGAAACAGCATCGATGGTGTAAGGAACAGCGCATCTTGGATCCCTTCGCCCGAGGCGAATTTCTCCCCCAAGGCTGAGATCATCCCCACCCGATGCATGATTTCGGTGTTGAGCTTTCGAGGCCAATCCTTACCGACCGAAGAGTAACCCAGGGCAAGCAAATAGATATTGGTACGGTTGTTTCCGATGTCACAGACCTTCCTACCTGCCAAAACCGCAAGTAGCGAAAGCGCCCCGCAGAAAGCCAATGCGGCATTCGGATAGGGGGCGGTCTCTAAGCAGTGGTCCATCACCTCAGAGACAAAACCAGGGATTCGCAGTAGCTCGGCCGGCATCGGACCTGGATCGACATGCGCGATGGCTTGCTCTGGTTCTGCCACCACTGGCCCTGGGATCAGCTGCGATAGATCCACCTGCGGATCACTGGGGCTTTGTCCATATCCTTCAAACCGCAGTGCAGTAGCGGCCGCAGCGAAATCACCACCGTGCTCGAGCATGGCGTACACGGCAAAGGGACCGTAAGAACGCTCCGGCTCAAACGGAACGGCGTTGGAGGAAAAAACAAAGAACTGGTTACCTCGCAGCGTTGCGCTCCAACCGCTTTGCTTCCCAGGTCGACGCCAGTATTCGTTGTCTCCCCCTTTGACCCTTTGCCATCCATGCTTTTCAAGCAAACCACGCACATCGCCACGATCGTTGAAATCATCCCCTGGCCGGCCCTCACCGAGCATCGGTGCTGGAATGCGAGTCGGCGGTGGCACAGTCTCGCTCAAAGCACAAGCGGCTTCTAGGAGAATGGCTCGCTGCGCAAAGGTGAGGATCGGAAGCGAGGTCAACTCCCCGCTTTCTAGGTAATACCCTGGCGATGGATCGCATAGAAACAGCCCCCCTTCCCCGCGTGTTTCTATGAGTGTCAGTATGACTTCGAACCCGTCGCCTGACCTCCTTGGCACAAAACGTCTGCCATCGATGACCACCGGTTCGGAGCTACAGAGCTGAAGTTTCCGCTGGGCAAGTTTCCGATTCCCCTCGACGGGCTCCTGGCAGCGATACACAACATGCTTACCCGCCGATTGCGATCGCTCGATGACCAGGGAACTTGCAAGCTGGGGATCTTCGGCTGCGACCATCGCGTACCAGGGCTCAAAGAGCTCGGCGCTGTGATCGAAGTCGATCATTTCCAAATTGCCTGAGACGCTACCGGTCAGAACACAGATTGCCCTGGAATCGGAGAACCATGTCTGCGCTTGTTTGAGAGTTGGAAGCCGCTTTTGGTAGGTCTTCCAACCTGGCACCGCTGGCCTTTTCTCGTCCAGCAGCGCAGGCAAGCAGCAAAGACCTGCTTGGAGATAGGATGTTGCAGTTTCGATCAAGCTACACACTCCTTTAATTTTGACTCACAGACACACGAATTTCCAAAACCAAGACACCCCGAGCTCTAGACGCTTTAGCTAAAAAGGTGCGTCCTCTAGATCTGCGTCTGATTGATCGCTGATACCAAGGGATTCGGGGATGGACCCGAGCTTGTGATCGATGATTCGCTCGAACTGTTCTCCGGCGACGCTACGAACCGTGATCTCGATCGTCGGAGCCAAACCACCAGCTTCGATGATCTCTAGCGCGCGATCGACGGTATCGGGGACCGGATCATCGGAGCGTTTGCGCCACCATGCGATCGCCTTTTGCCTTGCGTATCCTTCGTGTTCGAAGCACACCCATTCGGATTTGAAGTCATGCCAGCCGACCCGATAATCGACTCGGAGCGTGCGGGGAGCACCTTCTTGGGCATCTCTTTTGCAGTGCATCGCGTAGTAGACGTCATCGACTTGGTATTTCGTCGTGGTCACTTGGCCCGAGAGAATCCCAGCCTCGCTCGCCTTGGGATCATGCTGCTTGCGATCCGGTGGTGGGAATACAAACCCGCACTGGGGACAGGTCGTAAAGCCTGTGGCGATAAGTGCGTGACACTCGGGGCACTGCTTGGCAGGTGCTTTTCCATCGCCACGATCATGGGTCGTAACGCGAATGTCATCGACAGGACCGTGCCGAAGGACATTGCCTCCGAAATCCAGAACCAAACAGTTCTCTTTGCTTGGATGCAAACGGAAACCGCGACCGACCATCTGATAGAAAAGACCAGGAGACATCGTCGGCCGTACTAAAGCGACGCAATCGATATGGGGTGCATCGAATCCGGTCGTAAGCACATTGACGTTGCACAAGTACTTGAGCTTGCCGGTCTTGAATTTCGCGAGGGTTAAGTCACGCTCAAGGGCCGGCGTTTCGCCACAGACAAATCCGCACTCGATGCTGTGCTCGCTGGCAAGAACCTCGACGATGTGCTTACCGTGCTGAATACTCGATGCAAAAATCAAGCAAGCGTTGCGATCGGTCGTGTACTGAATGATTTCCGAAACCGCCGATTGAACCAGCGAGTCTTGGTCCATGAGGGCTTCGACTTCCCCTGGTACGAATTCCCCGCCTCGGACATGAAGCTCTGAAGTATCGACCTTCGTGCGGCCGGCTTTGCTGATCAGCGGACACAAGAATCCGTCGCGGATCAGCTCTCTGACTCCGACCTCGTAACAGATATGGTTCAGGATTCCATCGACCGTGCAAATCGGTCCGGACTTGAGCCGATACGGTGTGGCGGTAAAACCGACGATACGCACCTCGGGATTGATGATCCGAGCATCGGCCAGGAAATGCTGGTACATGCTCTCGGAATCGGGACTTATCAGATGGGCTTCATCGATCAAGATCAGATCGAAGCGATCCAGCTCACATGCGCGCTTGTAGACCGATTGGATGCTAGCGATGATCACCGGATGATCGGTATCCCGCCGCTTTAGTCCCGCAGAGTAAATCCCAAAACCGACCTCGGGGCAAACCACACTGAGCTTCTCTGCGGTTTGCTCAAGTAGCTCTTTGACATGGGCCAAGATCAAAACGCGACCACCCCAGAGTCCAACGGCATCTTTGCAGATGCTGGCCATAATGGGCGTTTTGCCACCCGCCGTCGGCACCACAGCGCAAGGGTTGTCTTGCCTGGTCCGAAGATGATCGTAGACAGCATTCTTTACATCTTCTTGGTAAGGACGCAACGTGATCATTGATGATTGACCTCTTGGATTTGAACGATGGTAAGTCCATCTTTGATGGGTTTCCGCTTTTCGATCGACAGCCTTACGATCTGACAGTCGTCTCGGTATGCGCCTCCGTGTTGCAGAGCATCAAGGAGGCTTTTAAGACAGTTGTCTACGTCCCTGCGCCTCCGATCAGGAGGATGGACGACGACATCGACAACCAAAGGACCAACCAATGTCGTTACACCTTGCGACGCAAGAATAGTGCAAACAGCCGTTCGAAATGCTCGCCCCCGACGTGAGATGAGCGTCCTTGCTCCAACGTGCCGCCAATAGTTATTCACGCTTGGCGGATAGGGGAGGTGATACTTGACCATCACGCTCGCTTCCAAGGAGCAGTAGCGTAGTTTGCAGGGGCACTCTGCACAGGGGGTGCGACGGGAGTCGGCACCTGGCGCTTCGCATATCCTTTGATCTCGTTTACCATGTCACCGGTATCGATTCGCTTCTTGCATCGGACCTGGATCAGAAGCGGCAGGTTATGCAGCTCAGCCGAGTCCCTTGGATTGGTTACCCCCACAGCGCGACAAATGGCAGACAGATCCGCACGTGCGATTTGCACCGCGACTGCATTGGGGTTGTCCAAGTTGAGCCTCGCCCAGACCAAACGGTTCTGGTACTCGCCTTCAATGATTTGGAAGGTAAGTTGAAGTAAGCTTCCGGTGCCGGACTTCGTGGGCTTCATCTCGCTCTCGGTGATCACAGCGAGGTATTTCCCTGCTGGGATCGCTTCGAAGTCACCGGTGGGCTCCACACTGTTTGCATCAAAACCTGAAAGATCAGCCATTGGTTTGGGTTCCTTGTGATTGGGTGATTGCCTGAACAAAAGCCGCCCACGAGAGCGGCAACTCATCGACGATTCCATAACGGTTTTTGGCGACACAAGATGGGCCACCAACGCATCGCAAGATTCGCTCGCCACCACCTTTGCCGATGGCATGGGCGATGGTTCGCTTGCGATTAAAGCCGGCATCCTCGCTTTGCGTGCGGATCTTGCGCGTTGCAAACAAGACGGCATCGCACCATTCGCTAACGAGCGCTGCAGAGTGCTTGTGCAACCTTGGACTGTAGCGATCGTAGGGCGAGGACTCCGGATCCTCGAAGCGTTCGACCTTGCTGTGGGCAATCAGAAGAACGACCATCCCACGCTCGTTTCGAAGCGCATTTAGATGCTCGATGATCTCGCGCCACAGTGACAGCGCCAGGGTGTAACCCTTGCTGTAGCCTCCGGCGACTTGCTCGATCGACGTTGTGTTGTGCTCGGAGCACAATCGGTCAAAGACCAATCGTTCAAGCCAGTCCAGCGAGTCGATCACGACCGTCTCGTACTCGTGCGATTCTTGCCTCAGGTCTGCAAGGGCCGACAAGACATCCTCGTACTTGGTCGCTAGTGGAAACTTGTCCACATCGAGTTCATCTAATCCGTCTTCGCACTGGATAAACACAGGCCGCGGGGCCTGAGAAGCGAACGTCGACTTGCCAACCCCCTCGATCCCATAACAAAGGATCCGAGGGGGTTTGGCTGATCGACCTCGCTGAAGTTTCGAAAGCATGCTCACGCTGCCACCTCACACATCTGACATGCACTGGTTGGAATGTTTACGATTCGGAAGGAAGATTCACCGAGTTCTCGCAAGAGAAGACCAGCGAAGATTCGAGCAACGGCTACCGAGACTTCGGTGTCGCCATTGATGTCAATAGAAGATTCAAAGCCGTGGAGCTCGTATCGAAACTCCATCGCTATGCGTGGTTGGCCGAAGAGACCTTCGGCAGCGAGCATGGCCAGATGCAAAGTCATCTCTGCATCTTCGATTGGCACATGCTCGCGAAAAGAAAATCGAAAAACACCGTCGAACATAATCACCTCCGTAGATGTTGCAGAATCGCTTATCCCGAAGGTTACTTATGCTGGTCGAGTCGACAGGTGCGCGCTACTGGTGCCTCTGAGATAGTCCCGAGGAAGTAAATTGCTGGCGAATCGTTGCGATCGCCTCATCATATTTTCGACGAGACATCCCCAAACGCTCTCGCGCCTGACCGTGATTTAGGGTCATCAGCAGTCCGCAGATGGTTCGAAGTTCTGTCGGGAGTTTGCGCAAGACCTCGCTGAGCTGGGCCTTGAGTTCGACCAGATCCCAAGAGTCAATCTCTTCGGTTTGGCTAAGACGCCTTCCGTCCTCTTCGGTCAGCGTGGCCCAAAGCAGAGCTGGCTTGCCCTCTTTGTCGAGAACTCTTTTCTCAAGCGATTCAATCTTGAGATCACCTTCACCGAGTCGCTTTTTGCCCTTGCGCTCACGGATGATCATCGCGACCTGTGAGTCGGCAACTCTCGCAATAAAAGTGTTGATAGATCCACGCGAAGGGTCGTATCGATGGATTTGCGATAAGATGCGGACCGCAAGCTCCTGCTCCAAATCCTTGGCCTCGGTTGCCAAGAATTCCGGACGGCGTACCAGCTGTCGCGCTTTGACTCGAATGAGCGTTTTCGCGTAATCGGAGAGGATCTCCGACTTGCCTTCGAACATTGCCATCTTTTACCTTGGTCGCAGGCAGTTCACCGCGGCCATGGGGGCTGAATCGGTCGCACCCCGCGACAACAAAGTTGCGGTTAAAAAGTGCGACGCTTGGCCCCGACCGGCGGGTTATGTCCTTGCGACGGGCAGGGGGCGCTACAACTCGTGTCGCATTGCTACAGACCGTGTAGCACTTGGCCCAAGCCGGAAAAAAACCGGGAATATTTGGCCGTGAAAAATCTGCCGTAAAACGCTCTCAAACCGAATTAAGGGCCTGGAGGGTTTCTCTATTTGGATTTACTGGTGTCGATCCTGCCTTTGAGCCTCTTGGGTGATCGGAACAACAGATCCCCACTTCCGCGCGTGCATCGATCGGGCCGCATCGCATAGATAACCCCAGGGCGGGGCATTTTCGCGTTTTGGGACTTTAGGAAACGGACTCTGTTTGCACATGGACACCCAAGTAGAGACTTCGGACGAATCGGCAAGGCACGTGATGGTGGTGAGGATCCTGGCCCAAGGGCTAAAGCGATACCTCAGGCAATCGAAGATCTCTTTGACTTCCGATGGAAATACCCCTCGGACATGCCTTGATTTAAGTCCCGAAAAACCCCTCTCTGTGTCTCAACACCAACCGCGCCAAAGCGTCGGCGACAAAGCGGTTTCGATACTTCCCTAACCCAGGAGAGAGATTGGATGAATAGTGCACTTGCGGCTCAAATCCAGATCCTAGAGACGATGACCATCGGCCAGCTCGTGAAAAAATACGAGTCGGTCATCGAAGAAGAATGCCGAAGCAGAAACAAGCGGTATCTAATCCGCCGAATCTCTTGGCGACTGCAAGCCAACCAAGAAGGAGGCCTTTCGCAGCGAGCAATCCAGCGCGCCGAAGAGCTCGCCAAAAATGCCCAAGTACGACTTACCCCACCAAGGGGTGCGAAAGAGAAAATTCAAGAGACCCCTCTAAAGATCACTCAGCGAAGGGACGCAAGACTTCCACCCCCAGGATCCTTCCTTGAGCGAACGTACAAAGACAAGACACTCAGGGTTCTAGTCCTAGAGGACGGCTTCGAATACGAAGGTCAGCGATTCAAAACGCTCACGGCCATCGCTAACGCGATCACCGGATCGCATGTCAACGGATTCCAGTTCTTCCATCTTTGGAGCAAGAAGTGAGAAAACCGACCAAATCCGCTTCTCCAAAAATCCGCTGTGCGATCTACACCAGAAAATCCTGTGAAGAGGGGTTGGAACTTGAGTTCAACTCTCTTGATGCGCAGCGGGAGTCGGCAGAAGCCTTTATCGTAAGCCAGCAACACGAAGGTTGGCAGTGTCTCCCAGATCGATACGACGATGGTGGATTCTCCGGAGGGAGTCTCGAGCGGCCGGCACTCAGTCGCCTCCTAGATGACATCAAAGAGGGAAAAATCGACTGCGTGGTGGTCTACAAGGTTGACCGCCTGAGTCGATCTCTTTTGGATTTTACCCGAATCATGGAGGTTTTCGACAAACAAAGCGTTTCGTTTGTTTCGGTCACCCAGCAGTTCAATACGACCCACTCGATGGGACGTCTGACGCTAAACATCCTACTGTCATTTGCCCAATTCGAACGCGAGATCATCAGCGAACGGATCCGAGATAAGATCGCCGCCCAGCGTCGAAAGGGGAAATGGTACGGTGGGATCCCGGTGCTTGGATACGATGTGGATCGCAATAGCCCAAGCGCTAAACTCGTCGTCAACGAGCACGAGGCGATCCAGGTACGCAAGATCTTCTCGTTGTACTTGGAACTCGGGTCTCTTACCCCGGTGATCGAGGATTTGGAGTCTCGCGACTGGCGAACCAAGCTGTGGCGGACCAAGAAAGGACATCAGCGAGGTGGCAAACTCTTTGACAAAGGCGCACTGTATGCCTTGCTTACTAATCCACTCTACATTGGGTCGATCAAGCACAAGGCCGAGCGGTTCGAAGGGGAGCACCCCGCGATCATCGAAAAGAGGATCTTTGACGAGGTGCAACGGCAGCTCAATAAGAATGGTCGTGGGAAGGGCAATCGGCTTATCAATAAGTATGGCGCTTTGCTCAAAGGCTTGGTGTATTGCAAAGCCTGCGGCTATGCGATGGTTCACACCTTTACGAATCGCCAATCCAAACGCTATCGATACTACACCTGCTGCAAGGCGATCAAGCAAGGTTGGAAAAGCTGCCCGACCAAATCCGTACCAGCCGGTGAACTCGAGAATGTCGTGGTCGAACAGATTCGAAGTATCGCCGAGGATCGCACCTTGATTGAGGACGTCTACGTCCAGGCTTGCTCCGAACACCGATCGGAACTAGAGCAACTCAAAGAGCAGTCCGAGCAACTTGAGAAACAGCTTTGTCGCGATCATTCGCAGATCACCCGTTTGGCGACCAAACGCGGTCTGACCACCGCCACAACAAGTGCCATCGCCGATCTGCATGAGAGGATCGCAAGCAACGAGGATCAGCTAAGGGAGATTCGCGACAGGCAAGCAGAACTTGCTTCTCAGCAAATCTCCCACCAGGAGGTTCTCGACGCGTTTCGCGACTTTGGAAAAATCTGGAACGTCCTTAGTGCTTACGAACGGGCCAAGATTGTTTCGCTTCTTGTCGCCAGAGTCGAGTTTGACGTTTCCGATAGTACAGTTTCTATTTCATTCCATCCTTCGTCCATCAAATCACTGGCCGAGGGAGCAGCATAAGGTGTCCTATGATCACGATCTCGAAAAAGGTTGTCCTTGGCCGTGGGCCAAAAACGAATCGCACCATCAAGCCAGCCACTGACACGCCTGCGGCAGAGCCCAAGGGGAGAGTACCACGAATCTCTAGGCTGATGGCCCTGGCGATCAAGCTCGAACGGATGCTTCGTGCAGGCGAGGTTCCCGACGTTACCGAACTTGCTCGAATCACCCACGTGACTCAGCCACGGATGTCCCAAATCCTAAATCTGGCGATGTTGGCCCCCGACATCCAAGAGGCGATTTTGTTCCTGCCAGACATCGCAAAAGGAAAACAACCGATCCACGAAAAGCTCCTACGCCCACTTTCGAGCATCGACGACTGGGAGCAGCAGCGGAAGCTCTGGAACCAGATCGTCTTGAAATCCGGGATTCTATAAATCTCGAAGCCGGCCGACGCAAAAAACACCGATCGCCACCGGACCGCAGGAAACCGAAAAAACCCTGTATTGCGGAATTTTGTCTGCGACTGGTGCGGCATCCGCGCGGCATTTTTTCTACTCGAATGCCGCTTGGAAATGCCGCTCGAAAAATCGCTCAAGAATTTTTCGTTAGGACATATCTTGAAAAGTTGTCAGAATCCGTTTGTATCGCGTCGCTCGTAGAAAACGTGTTGAGCGAATTCCCCTGTTTTTGCAGGGGATTGCTTGATTTCACCACCCCCCAGCGGGGGGTTATTCGTCGGCGCTTTTATGCCCCATTTCAGTCGCTTGACCATTCCGATTACGAAAGATAGCATGGCTGGGGTAATGATCGCAGGATGCGATTTTCGCCATTACGAAGTTGGTTTTGCGAACGCACGCCCGGGACGATCTCGGAAGCCTTCGCATAGGTTTTTAGCGAGTAGCTTTAAGGAGTCTCCCATGGCGTCGATCCTACAGCGGCATATCATCAGCTTGGCACGTTTGCAATCGTACAAACGCAGACGCTCTTTTTCCGAAAACAGTAGCGATCGTCCATCTTCTAAGCCCCTATTTATGCACTCGCATGCTTTCGTGTCTGGTCAGGCATCAAACGGGCGAACCACGAGGTTTTGACCAGGTTGGTCTGAATCAAGAACAAAATCGAAGATGTTATTTTCGCTAATTGAAACCCATAGGTGGAACGGTAATCGGAGAGTAGGAAAATGGTTGGTCAAGCGCAGAATGTTGGGATAAGTTTGTTTACCGAGGAAGAAAGGAAGCTGATCATTTCGGATTTGGTCGCACTGAAGAAAGAGCAGATCGCTGACTTTTTGGAATCTGTTGGGCAGAAAAAGAATGGAACCAAAGAGGTAATCCGAACCCGGATCGAAAATGCTGTCGAGGACGGATCGATTTCGATCGACAAGATCGTTCGCTTCGTCGATGACGTCATCCCCTGGGGAAAGCAGCATGTGTACATGTTTCGAGGTCCACGGTCACCGATTGCCACTTGGCGTGACGAGACATGGATTTTCAATCGGCTCAAGAAGCTTGGCATGCAAAAGTGTCTCAATAAAGACCTGCCCCTGATTCTTCCAGAGACGATGGAAGTCTCATCGATCTGGCATAACCCAAGACGTCTTCGGATCACGGCAATCAAGAAGCGTGATTGGTACGAGAGGAACGAAAAGTACGATTCCAAAATGAAATCCGCTGAGGGCAAAAATGTGGAGCTCAGGGGCTACGAACACGAAATCGTTCGAAGTTTAGTTGCCTTCGAGTGGGACCTTGTCCTCAACGAAGCGACCCTGCAGATCGCTCAACTTCCCCATGGTACGGAGTACACGACCGTTGCCGACGAGTTCTTTGATTTGACCCAGGAATGGCTCGATCGCTCCTTATTTACGGAAATGGATCTGCGAAAGCCGATCGAAAAGCTTCATGAACTTGAAGAGAGCGGACTTGGCGAAACTAGATCCCATACGATCAACTATCGGACGCTGCAGGGCAGGCGAATCGAAGCCAAGAGCGCTTCGATGGACGATCCGCTCCTTGGTGAACAACCGATGGACAGTCTATTGCGAGCCGTCAGAAAAAACGGGGTCGGCCAAATCGGTAATTTCTACTGGATACCAACAGCCAACAACCATCGAAACCCATTGAGGTCGGATGTCCATGTGATTGTGGTTGCTCCGCAGAATCGAATCAATTTCCCCACTCCCAATGACGAACCATCGGTGCGGTATGTTCTTTCAAGAATCCGAAGCCATTGCAACTGATAGTCTTGATCTGCGCAAAACCGTAGAGCAAGTCGACCACCTTCTAGCGACGATCTTCAACAGCGCCCCACTTAGGCCCGAGGATTTCGCCTGGAAGCTGGGTCTGGATGTAAACCAAGTGATCGTGGTTTTCGAGATACTCACTAGCTGTGGTGTGCTCCGAGCTGAATCGGTAGTCGAATGCCGTGAATGCCAAAACCTTGTTTTGGTATCTCCGCTCGAGCAAGACGATGCACAGGAGTGTGGGTTTGAGTGCCCTGGATGCGGATGCTCTGTAGAGCGATCCGCTCCGGTGGTCACTGTCTATCGACTGACCGCAGAAACGCTAGCTCGTCCGAAACCATCGGTCGCGACACTAAATGTCGAGTCGGCACTTCGAGAATTTGACCAATATCCAAACGTTTTTCGTCGGCTCGGCCAGTATTGGGTCATCAAGTACGATTCGGAGATGGTTATTCTGAACTCCTCGGGCGGTTTGTCTTACCTTGCACGATTACTGGTCGATCCGGGACGAAAAATCCCCGCTGCGTTTTTATTGGCGGCGGAAATGGGAATCGATCCAAGAATCCCGGTTGGCAGCTCGGGGCCAGTATTGGATGACCAAGCCCTGGCTGCCTATCAGAAAATCTACCTTGAAATCACCCATGATTTGGAGGAAGCAAAGAGAGACCACGATCACGCACGGATTGCAGAACTGGAGGCACAAATGGAAACGTTCTCTGCCCAGATCGAAAGTGCAACCGGACTTGGTAAAAGGAAACGAGAGAACTCAGATCCAGAGCGGGTTCGCAAAAACGTCTCCAACGCCGTCACCAGAGCAATCGATGCCGTCGCCGTCGAGCACGTGCGGCTTGGCAAGCATCTTCGAAACTCGATCACCTCCGGCTCCGTTTTCAGTTACGATCCCGAGCGAGATCCGCAGTGGATAGTTTGATTTATATTTGAAAACCGCTTTTTGAGTCAGATCATAGATTTAACTCGAAAAGAGAACGTAGAGCGGAAAAAAGGATAAAGCAGGCTCCGGTGATTCCATACGGGGAAACAATGTGAATGGACTAAATCAGCTAATCGCTTTTTGAAACAATGGCGTGCCAGCTAGCATCCGGTAAGATCTCGATTCAATGGCTGTCACCAAGAGAGTTACGCGGCAATGCTGAAATCCACATGAAAGCTCGAGATTCATACAGCGAAAGTTTGTTCGACAAAAACGTGCTTCCTATTGGCAACTCATCAGCTTACGAAAGGCAAAAATGAACAGAAAAGACTTTGATTGGGATGATTATCTAGCGCAGGCTTCATACCGAGAGGTTGTTGACCTGTCGCCAGCGCTTTCAATTGATAAGCCACCCACAATGTATTCGCCCGATCACTCGCTGCTCTATCTCTCTTCGCAAGATCTTGACGTGCTTACCGACGATGTGTCCCAACTCCAGCAACTTCTAAAGTTGGTTCTTGAAACGTACCGCTATTCGCAAGAACCTGGATTCGAGAAAAAACGACTCGCCGCAATTACCGACTGCTACGAAATCTGTGGACTGCTTGTGCAGTGCGGCGTGGATTCAGATGAATACCTAAATCCAGATTTATTGCTGAACTCCAAAGATTTGTAGTAAGCAGTGAGTCCAATTAAATGGGGAATCGTGCATTTATCTGAGCACCATTCCCCCACGACCTAATGACTCTCCATCCTTCGCCACGCCGGCCGCCTTAGCAAAATCATCCTCGGTGACCAGCAGGTAACTCTGCTTTGCGATGCGTGGTGAGTTGCCAATCCAAGAGCAGACCACGTGCAGCGGGAACTCGCGTTGCAGTTCTGTTTTCGAGAGCAAGGTTGCAACCTGCGGTCTACGGCATCTACGGTCGCTGCTCCGCGCTCCCTTCGTGCCTACGACCGCTCGCTCCGCTCTACTTGTCCGCCTCCGGCGACTTGGGGATTCCGGATGGACTCAGGGCAAGGCGGAAGCCGCCGATGTTGAAACGGTACGACAGGTCGCCCCAGTTACGAGCGCCGGACCTGCAATACGCGGCCTCGAAGTACCAACTGCCGCCACGGCGCACGCGGATCGAGCCCTCACGTGGGCCAGTCGGATCGCTGACTGCACCTTTTGGATATTCTTCGTGCCAGTCGCTGCACCATTCCCAAACATTCCCATGCATGTCGTAAAGACCCCTGGCATTCGGTTCCAAAAGGCCAACCGTATGTGTCCGGTCAGAACTGTTGCGATTAAACCAACCGTGCTCGGGCAGCAAACCCTCTTCATCATCAAACGAATAAGCCGTCTTGCTACCAGCGCGACACGCGTATTCCCACTGGGCCTCGGTCGGTAAGCGATAGCCATCGATAAAGACTTCAAGTGAGAGACCGAAAGAGCGAATCCCACTGATGCTGTTGCATATGTGGTACAAAAAGCAAGTGCAACTTGCCGGGGTGTCTCACGGGCTGTGATTCGTAAGTGACCTCCCAGGAAGGACTTGCGGCTTACCCACCCGTGTCTTGCGAGCGGTTGGAAAAGAGTTCGTTTTGCTCAGGTGTTGCCGCTTGCCGAACTAACTGCTAGAAGTTTTCGGATGGATGCCGTCGGTATGGGAGCTTCGGCCTGTCGATCGAGTGTCGGGACCAGCCTGCAGGTAGTGGGCTTTTTAGTAAGCTGGATACACCTAAGCGATTTCGGAAAATGGATCATCCAATTCAACATCTACCCACGGTCAACGTTCAGACGTACTACGCGGGCAAACATTCTCGCCAGATCGGGCTGCACGCTTGTAGTGCTCTGTTAACGAAGCTGACCACACCGCAGTCCTTGCAATTTGAGTCCAGTGGCCGTTGTCACAATTTCAATTTCCAGATCTCCAAAGCTGTCCAGACTGACTGGAAGTGCGGAATCCTAAGCAGTAGAGATGTTGTCGCA